GAAAAAAGATGCACCAGAACAGAAAAAGTCTAAGACTGGAACTTGGGGTATGGAAGGTGGTAAGAAATTCGATAACACTAAGAAAGAAAGCATTGAGCCGGTTTTCAAAAGCAAATTCATGAAGATGGTAGAGGCAGCTAAAGAAGAAAGCGAAGCTGATAAAGCTGAAGCCAAGAAGAAGAAAGAAGATAAGAAAAAGAAAATGGCCAAGATCATGGACGAAGGTGCAAAGCCAGATGCTAACAAAGATGGCATTCCAGATTACGCTCAAGATGGACAAGGTTCTAAAGATCTAGGAAAAGGTAAAACGCCTGCTGCCAAAGACGGTGACAAGAAAGAAGGCGGCAAAAAGGGAATGAGTGCTGCTCAAGAAAAATACTTTGGAAAAAAGAAGACTGTTAAAGAGTCAGTTGAAAATATCCTATCATTCAAAGACATGATCAAACTTGTTCAAGAGAGTGGTGGTCAACAACAAATTGATGCAGTCGATCAAGAGTTGTTTGCATGGGCTCAACGTGTTGCAAAACAAAAAATTGGTGAAGGCCTAAAAGCTGATGTGTATGCAGGTATGGTATACGAGCGCATGGGCGGTGTATTCGAAATGTACGATGTACTAAGCGAAGATCAAAAGTAATTTAACCAATTACACTCAAAAGCCGGCAATTTAGTTGACCGGCTTTTTTGTTGGCTATATAATAGTTCTATAGGAGAACATTATGTCAACAAGAATGTACGGACCAGAAGAGAAAGCAAAATTAGAAAGACTTATCAACGAGGGCTCTAATGTATTGCGTGAACTAGAAGATCTCCAAGAAGGCCTAAAAGAAACGGTTAAGGCAGTTGCAGAAGAATTACAAATTAAGCCCAGTGTCATTAATAAAGCAATTAAGATTGCACACAAAGATAACTGGAAAGACCACGAGCAAGAATGGAATGATATTGAAATGATTCTCGGTGTCACTAAGCGTCTACCGGAATGATTGACACAATTTTCGCACCAACAATACAGTGGATACGAGATGACTTTAAGTCTAACAGAATTCGCTTTATTGTTGAGTTGCTTGCTTGGGCTATCAGCATTGGTTGCAGTATTACTATGGCAGTCACGGTCCCCACGCCTCCGCTTCTTACTCTTTATCCTATTTGGATCCTTGGCTGTGCCATGTATGCTTGGGCTAGTTGGACTAGGAAATCTTTTGGCATGCTGGCTAACTACATTCTGCTAACCACGATAGATACCGTTGGACTAGTTAGAATGCTAATTAATTAAATAAACAGTAGATGGTAGGCGTGGCCAGAAACCGCATATTGGTATTTGCAAGCCGTAAATTGCATAGGAGAACAATTTGAGTTATGTAGACGCTTTCTATAATAGAGAGCAGGATGTAATCAACGTCGTTGAACGTGATGCAGAAGGCAAAAGGCATTTTAAAGATTACCCTGCTAGACATATTTTTTATTTTCCAGATCCCAAAGGAAAATTTACAAGTATTTTTGGACAACCTCTTTCACGAGTAAGTTCTAAGAATGTCAAAGAACATCGCAAAGAACTTGCAATTCATTCAAACAAAAAACTGTTTGAAAGCGACATTAATCCAATTTATCGTTGCCTAGAAGACAACTATCTTAATGTAGACGCACCTAAACTAAATGTAGCATGGTTTGATATTGAGGTGGACTTTGATCCAGAACGTGGCTATGCATCTCCAGAAGATGCGTTTATGCCAATTACTGCGATTGCAGTTCACCTACAATGGATGGATACTATGATCTGTTTGGCAATTCCTCCTAAGACATTGAGCATGGAGGAAGCTAAAAAGCAAGTTGAAGAATTTCCTAATACCTACTTGTTTGATAACGAAGCAGATATGTTGGATATGTTCTTAGACATTATCCAAGAAGCAGATATTTTAAGCGGGTGGAACAGTGAAGGCTTCGATATCCCGTATACTGTTAATCGTGTGACTAAAGTTTTGAGTAAAGAAGATACAAGACGTTTTTGTCTATGGAATCAATTCCCCAAGAAGAGAGAATACGAAAAATATGGAAAAGCCGCTGTTACTTATGATCTTATTGGTCGTGTTCATTTGGACAGTCTCGAGTTGTACCGCAAGTATACCTATGAAGAACGTCACACATACCGATTGGATGCAATTGGAGAGATGGAGATAGGCGAGAACAAGACTGTCTACGAAGGCACATTGGATCAACTATACAACAATGACTTCCGTAAGTTTATCGAATACAACAGACAAGACTGTGCATTGTTAGATAAACTAGATAAGAAATTAAAGTTCATGGATCTAGCTAACACACTGGCGCATGAATGTACTGTTTTACTACAGACTACAATGGGTGCCGTTGCAGTGACTGAACAAGCCATTATTAACGAAGCCCATAAGCGTGGAATGATTGTTCCTAATCGTGTTAACCGCGAAGGACTTGATACACAGGCAGCAGGGGCGTATGTTGCGTTTCCAAAGAAAGGCATTCATGAATGGATTGGCTCGTTGGATATTAACTCATTGTATCCTTCTGCAATTAGGGCACTTAACATGGGTCCGGAAACTATTGTTGGACAGTTGCGTCAGGACGGAACTAAAGACTTTATTGCTGCGGAGATAGCAAAGGGTCGCAGTTTTGCAGGTGCATGGGAAGGAGTCTTTGGAAGTTTAGAATACACTGCGGTAATAGAACGTGATGTAAGTCGTGAAATTACCATCGACTGGGAAGATGGCGGTCATGATACTCTTAGTGCTGCGCAAATATATGATTTGATATTTGAAAGTAATCAACCTTGGATGCTTTCAGCAAACGGCACTATCTTTACCTATGACAAAGAAGGTATCATCCCCGGATTGCTCAAGCGTTGGTATGCTGAACGAAAAGATATGCAGGCCAAACTTAAAGATAGTATTAAGGCAGGCAATAAGATCGAAGAAGAATACTGGGACAAGCGACAATTGGTTAAAAAGATTAACTTGAACAGTTTGTACGGTGCTATTTTGAATCCCGGTTGCAGATTCTTTGACAACCGCATTGGGCAATCAACTACACTAACGGGTCGTGCTATTGCTCGTCATATGGCCGGCAAGGTCAATGAGATTATTACAGGTGAAAACAATCACACAGGTAAAGCTATTATCTACGGTGATACTGACTCATGTTATTTTTCAGCGTACACAACCTTAAAGAAAGAAATAGATCGAGGAGCTCTACCTTGGACTAAAGAAAGTGTTGTAGAATTGTATGATACTATTGGCGAAGAAGTTAACAGCACTTTCCCTAAGTTCATGCAAGATGCGTTTCATTGTCCAAAAACACGCGGCGAAGTTATTAAAGCTGGTCGTGAGATTGTTGCTAGTCGTGGCTTGTTCATTACTAAGAAACGTTATGCTGTATTATACTATGACAAAGAAGGTAAACGTGCGGACATAGACGGCAAGCCAGGCAAGATCAAGGCTATGGGACTAGATCTCAAACGCAGTGATACTCCTGTAGTAATTCAAGACTTCCTAAGCGAAGTGTTGACAAAAGTGTTGAATAACGGAACTAAAGAAGATGTGCTAGAGTATATCACTGATTTCCGTACTGAATTTAAAACTCGTCCTGGATGGGAGAAAGGATCACCTAAACGTGCAAACAACATTACAGAATACGCCAACAAAGAGAAGAAAGCTGGCAAGACTAATATGCCTGGTCATGTTAGAGCAAGCCTTAATTGGAATACGCTCAAAAGAATGATGGATGACAAATACTCTGTGACTATTACTGACGGTGCAAAAGTTATTGTCTGTAAGGTCAAAGATAATCCTATGGGCTATACATCCGTTGCTTATCCCGTAGATGAACTTAGGCTACCACAATGGTTTAAGGACTTGCCTTTTAACGATGCTGAAATGGAAAATGCAGTTATCGATGAAAAGTTAGAAAACTTGATTGGTGTTTTGGAATGGGACATCAGTTCAACTCGCAGTGACAACACATTCAGTAAACTTTTTGATTTTGAGTAATTTAGCGGTTGCTTTTTACTCTAGATCTAAATATAATCTTAATATACAGGAGAACTTTCAATGAAAGATATTTTACAAGACATCGTATCGCACACACAGAACCTAGGCTTCTTAACCACAGTTAAGGTCACAGGCACAGAAAAAGGCACAACAATTAACGCAATGGCCGAAGACCGTTCAGTTATTATGGAGGCAGAAACTGCTGCTCCCTATGCAGACATGGTTGGTGTATTTGGTATGCCACAATTAAACAAATTGAAATATTTGTTAGACGGCAACGAATACAAAGACAATGCTAAGATCAGTATTACCTTTGCAGAACGCAACGGAGAGACTTTGCCAGTTGGCATTCACTTTGAAAATAAAGACGGCGACTTTAAAAACGATTATCGTTTTATGAATACAGAAGTCATTAATGAAAAAATGAAGACTGTAAAATTCCGTGGAGTTAAGTGGGATGTTGAACTAGAGCCTACTGTCAGTGCTGTACAGCGTTTTAACTTCCAAGCTGGCGCACACAGTGAACATCCAACTTTCTTAGCCAAGACAGACAGCGGCAATCTAAAGTTTATCTTTGGTGACGCAAGTACACACGCAGGCGAATTTATTTTTGCTATGGGTGTCGATGGTAAGTTAGATCGTGGGTGGACATGGCCAGTTATGCCAATCTTGAGTATTCTTAAGATTGCAGATGTTAACAATACAAAGATGTCCTTGAGCAATGAAGGCGCTATTCAAATTACTCTTGACAGCGGACTTGCTACTTACAAATATATTATTCCAGCTCAGGCGGCCTAAATATGATTAAAGGTCTACAGGGTATTACAGGTATAACAGTATCAGGTGGGAGTACTTCAATGCCCTATGTTCAAATGAGTAATGGCAATATGAGTAATCCCATGCAGGGTATGCTACGTATTAACGGTACAGACATGGAAGTGTTTAACAACAACACTTGGCAAATGCTTAGTACCAGTTATGCCACTGTAAGCCTAGATCAAGATACGTTAGACACAGTACAGTGGGCACGTAAGAAACGTGACGAGGAATTGGAGTGGCAAAACTTGGCAGCAACGTCAGAAGCTGTTAAAATAGCATTAGACAACCTAGAACAGGCAAAACAACAATTGGCAATTACAACACATTTAGCAAAGGATATTAATGAGACCACCAGTTAATCTATCGCCAGGGCAAAAAGACTACGCAGTCTATTTGCCAGCGATCAGTAGTTTTTACAGTACGTATGTTGCAAAACAACGTGTAGAAGAATTTGTTCCTAAGGATCGTATTCCAGCAGGATTTGATCGAGGCATCGAAGGCATGAACTTCTTGAATGCTGATGAAGGATACTTTACCTATAAGTATGGTTTGTATTCAGCGGGCCACGCACAATTAGATCTCGAAAAGACCATGATTCAAGATAGCATGATTCAAGTTCGTGATCGTAAAAATACTGTAATTGTAGGCGACTCAGGTGGATACCAGATTGGTAAGGGTGTTCTTAAATTTGATTGGTTAAACTTTGAAGGACCTAGTGCTAACAAAACTAGAGACAATATTCTAAATTGGTTAGAACTAACTGCTGATTGGTCAATGTTATTAGATGTTCCTACTTGGGCATGTGATCATATTCATAGTCCAAAGACTGGGCTAAAGAGTTTTCAAGATTGTCTAGATAAAACTCTGCATAACAACAAGTATTTTCTAGATAACAGACTAGGTCAAACTAAGTTTTTAAATGTACTGCAAGGCAGCGACTGGGAAACTGCCGAAGCTTGGTATAATGCCGTTAAACACTTGCCAACAGAAGGTTGGGCAATGGGTGGAAAGAATATGTGCGACATGGAAGTTGCACTCAAGAGACTTATCATTCTTCGTGATGATAAGCTGCTAGATGACAGAAACTGGATGCACTTCTTGGGCACTGCTCAATTAGACTGGTCATGTTATCTAACTTCAATTCAACGACAGGTACGTAAACACATAAATGAAAACTTTACCATTTCTTTTGACTGCGCATCACCCTTCATTGCAACAGCCCATGGACTTGTCTACACCAATGCCCAACACACAAACAAACGTTGGTCAGTCATCATGGACAAAGCACCAGACAACAAAGCCATTAGCCAGGCTTTTGACATACCCTTCCCCTTTGAAAGTGAAATCGGACGTAGGCTATCAATAGGCGACATCTGCTGGTACAAACCCGGTATGCTGAATAAGATTGGCAAAGAAGGCAAGACAGCGTGGGATAGCTTCGGTTATGCGCTAATGATGGCACATAATACCTATTGTCATATCACTGCTGTTCAACGTGCTAACTCGCTTATGGACATTGAGCGTCATAAGGCACAGCCAGACTGGAGATTGTGGAAGAAAGTCAAGGGTGGGGATATGAGTGACGAGTACAGTGAGTGGGTTCCTCGCAATATTCTTTACTTTGATCGTTTTGTTGAGGAACTGTTTAAGAGCGAAACTCCTATGCAGATGATTGAAGATGCAAAGCCTATGTTAAACAACATGATGGGTATGCGTCTACGTGGTGGAAATGCCAACAACACATTTAGCAATCTATTCGATCATGACGATGTTGTGTTAGACAAGAGTGTTAATCAGGTATCAGCTATGCCCGAACTTGATGAACATGCACTTGAAGAATTAGAACATGAGTTTCTAGAACAGGCAGCTAGATGAGATCTTTGTCTCGAAATCATGCTCCTAAGTGTAGCCTTCCCTGCTGTACAACACAGGTAGGCTACCATAAGGGCTATGTTAAGAAAGATGGGTCACCCACTTGGAAATGGAAAACTTTTTGCGAAGTACATCGTACTGTATTGAGGTTTGAAGTTGACGAGTGGTTGTTATCCAAAGGTTGTGAAAATCGTTCTGGATATCTAGGATGGATTTGCCGCGATCCTCTTAACACTAGTTTAACTATCGATCACCACGACGGCGACAAATTGAATACGAGCGAAGCCAATCTCAAAGTGCTTTGTGCAAATTGTCACCAAAAGAAAACCAAAGCATTTGGTGATAACAAGAAACGGTATTCATATACTAATAGAATGTTTAGTGATCTATTTGAGGAAGTTTAATATGTACGAACAACGAATCAAACACTTAGAAGATGCTCACAAGTCTTTGGACAAACAAGTCGACACTTTGGAAAGAACGGGGCTGTTTGAAGACCTAAAACTTGAGAAATTGAAGAAAGAAAGGTTGCTCTTAAAGGATAAAATTGCTATACTAAAGCATAAGCAACAACTTCATACACAGGCATAATATGGTTCGGCTAAACGTATTTGAATTAGACAAGATTAAAACAATCTGTGAATCTGCTGGTGTAGAGTATTTTACGCTCGAACAAAATGTCAGTTCGGGCATTGGCAGTATTTTAACGTTGTCTTACGATACAGAAATAGCAGACTATCCTGCTATTGTTAAAGTTGAAGTATCTGGTGTGGAGACGTGGTAATGAGCGAAGAATACGAACTATTTGCAAAAAAAATGGAAGAACGTTTTCCAAAAATGTTTGAGGGAAAGTACGGCGGCTTTGCAGTAGGTGCAGGTTGGTATCCAATCCTTGAAATCTTGTGTAGCAATATTCAACATCATCTTGATTGGAAAGAAAAACAAGGTAATCCTGTTCAACAGGTCACAGTATCACAGATTAAAGAAAAGTTTGGTGGGCTAAGGTTCTACTACGATGGCGGCGATGACGAGATTAGCGGTATGGTACGTATGGCAGAAGCTTGGGCAGATGCCAGTTGTGAAGAATGTGGCGCACCAGGAAAAAGTCGAAATGGTGGTTGGATTCGTACACTATGTGACAAGCATGAAGAAGAACACCAAGAACGTAAACGTGCTCAAGAAATGAAATCATCAGGATTGGAGGAATAATGGCTACTAAAAAACAAAAACAAGAACTAATGGAGATTCTAAAGTTCACTCCGTGTACCTACAAAATTACATTGTGGGGCTATGGTGGTGAATATGTTATGGGCACTGTAGATCGCAAAATTTACGACTACTTCAAACATCGCAGACTTGATCTAAGCGACTTTGCATGGGATCATGATTATGCAGAAGAAAATAACATCCCCGAAGATATGTGGCCTTTTCCTCCGGGTTCGTGGTACGAGTGCGATGACATGGGTCATGTGCATGGTGTAGATCGTAATTCAGGAACCCTTCAAATTGAAGATGAAGCTGGCGAAACTATTATCGAGCGTAGTTTAGAATCAATCGACGGTTGCGATATTGGATCAAGTTGTGGCGACGAAGTATGGATTGATGAAAAACCTGCAGGCACCGTAGTGTTCGTTGGTACTAGCGGTGAGAAAGGTACTTTCTTCGAAGGTGAGATTGAACTTAAACAGCCATTTGATCAAGAAAAATTAGTTATATGCTACGATGATATCGACGGAAGTGAAGTTGTGTCATCAGTGGAGTACGACGGAGAAGAGATTGAGAACTGGGGGGCTAATACTAACGGCAAAAGTTCAGACTTTGGTTTTTATATTGCAGGTTCTCAAGCAACAACAGGCAAGTGGGAACGTTATAAAAATATGGATGACATCACATATCCGATGACTGAATGGTTTCCTAAAAAGATTAAGCCGGTCATGGAAGGCATCTATGATATCAAAACTCTAGGTAAAAGCAGCTATCAACATCAAGCCAAATGGACTGGTACACGCTGGATTGGCAGTTGGAATGAGGATATTCCCGAAACTGAGGAATTAAAAATCAAAGAATGGCGAGGCATTGCTGTTGATCCGGATACGTATAGTGAATGGAATCCTGTAATTGAGTTAGATAAAATTATTGAACAATCTGCAGACATTGCAGAAGAAGAACTGGTTAGAGCACTAGACGAACTTAAACAAGAATTTGAAGCACCTTTAGATACAAAATCCAAAGGAACGTGGCCTTTTTAAAGAGACTATCAGATGAAATGCGAAATCTGCAAGCAAGATATACAACCTATTTGCGATTGGCAACAAGGACGATGTCCGCATCGCCAGCCTATGTTGACAGACTATCACTTTAGATTTTATAATTTAATTCAATCCATTAAAAATTTATTTAAAAAATGAAAAGAAATTACGACACAGGCGTTAGTGATAGTATTACTTTCTTTACAGGCGTAGAGATCGAAAAGACTCCTGCCTACGGAATGAAAACTCTATTTGTAGTAGATGTGCATGATCCCTACGTTATCATTGAGCTTGCTCGAAATCATAACTGCAAGCACATTTACTTTGGTGCTAATCAAAGTTTTCCTAAATTAGCTGTCAATGATGCTGAACAATGGCGTCTATGGGAAGACATGATTTATGTTTGTCTAGATAGCGGTGATGACTTTTGGTGTACTCTAGATTTAGATGTAGCACAGGTAGAAGGCCTATTAGAAAGCGGTCTTATAGAGAAACGTCAGTTTATTCCACAGCTTTCGGTAAAACTGCCCTATTTACAACAGCTAGGATATAATGCTACAATAAAGATAGACGACAAAGATTTTAAGGCAACTAATCCTGGAGTGTGGTGCCATAACCTCCACGACCTACTAGATAGAAATAAGTTTACTAGTTGGGATCAATATGGTAAAGATGAGATTATTAAATGAGTGGTGGATATGCAACAGCAACTATACGTTCAAGGGCGATTCCTAGGATTACAGGTGCTAATCAAATCAAACGTGCAAGATCAATACAAACAGTAGAAACTAGAACTATGAAATTATCAATTAGAGAACGCATCCGAAACTGGTTAATGAAGGATGACAATGAAACTGAGCTCGTATATGCAGAGGACTGTGAGGGACCAAATATCCAATCACAAGGATTTCGATTGCATATATACGGTGCAAGCGGTGGCACTATTGTTGAAACAACCAAGTATGATCGTAAAAACGATGACAATCGTCACAGTCTGCATGTAATTACTGAAGACAAAGATCTAGGTGAAGAATTAAGTAAGATTATCACGATGGAGCAATTACGATGAGACATGAAAGTTTAAACATAAAAAAATTCACAGTCAAAGAAGACAAAGCATTTAGAGTGCGTGTAGAATCTTGGGAAGCTGTAAGTCCAACAGGTCTGTTAGCCCTTGATGTTATTCAAGAATGCCTTAACGACAAAGGTGACGTTGATTTTACCAGCACTTATAATTTTCATATGAGTAGAGAAGAAATTCAAGCATTTGCTAAAGGACTATTAGCAGTATGATTATTCGACAAGACATCCGTCCTAACAAAATGATTTGGGTCACCTTTCAGAAAGAAGGTATGCACAAGTACCCGGCTGCACTTACAGATCCAGCACTTGCTACAGGTGATGAGTATGATGTGAGTTTTCTAGGCTATCCACATCGTCACATTTTCCACTTTAAAGTTTGGATTGGTGTTACACACGATGATCGCGATATTGAGTTTATTCAGTTTAAACGTTGGTTGCTAAATCTTTATAAAGATGCTACACTTAGTTTAGACTTTAAGAGTTGCGAGATGATGTCAGGCGATTTGTATGACGCTATCTCACAAAGGTATCCCAACCGTGAGGTTTGGATTGAGGTCTCCGAAGACGGAGAAAATGGTTCATTTATTAAATATTAAAAGAGGCTATTATGGCTAAGAATTACAAGGATTATTCCTATTTCGAAAATCGCCCCGACGTTGTTCGGATCTTTGACGACCTAGATGCATATCTAGATTGGTGCAGATTGGAACTGCAACCTTTTAACCCCGCCGATATGTATCGCAGAGATTCTGCAACATATCAAGCATACTTGTCAAGTAAGCGTCCTGCTCGACGCCCATACTTAGGCAATAAACCACGTTGGGACAATAACGGCAGACGCAATGAGCAGAATTTTTCTCGTTGATCTAGAAGCAGTTGAGACTAGGTACACAGGTCAATGGAAGACTCATGTACCTGCCCTGTTAAAAAAAGAAGGACATCATGTTCAAATTATCTCTGGTCCTACGGACATTCCTACTGCCACTACTCCTGGCGCCTTTCTTAATTTTGGTGGTACCAATATATACAAGGCTAGTCAGGTTGAGCAGATGGGTCGTTTGTTCTGCTCCGGTGCTGTTAATTCCGGAGACCACTTTATCTTTACTGATGCTTGGCATCCTGGTATCATAAATTTAAAGTACATGAGTGAATTATTACAGATTCCTGTAAAGATTCACGCACTATGGCATGCTGGATCTTATGATCCGCAAGACTTTTTAGGTCGTCTTATTGGAGATGCTCCGTGGGTACGACATGCCGAGAAAAGTTTCTTTGCGGCGATTGATCACAATTACTTTGCTACTGATTTTCATATTGATATGTTCTGTCGTAATCTTTTAGATGATACACTAGAAGATACAAAGCAGGAATTTATCAATGAAGGTAAAATTGTGCGTAGCGGTTGGCCCATGGAGTATATGTCTGATACTCTGCTCATGTACAAGAACATGCCCAAGCGTGATCTTATCCTGTTCCCGCATCGCATCGCTCCAGAAAAACAAGTTGAAATCTTTCGAGACTTAAAGCATCAATTACCGCAATATGAATTTGTTGTTTGTCAAGATCAATACTTAACAAAAAACGAATATCATAATTTATTAGGTGAAGCAAAACTAGTGTTTAGTGCTAACTTACAAGAAACACTGGGCATCAGTTGGTATGAAGGTGCGTTAGTAGACGCAATTCCTATGGTACCTGATAGATTAAGCTATAGTGAAATGGCGTTTGATACATTCAAATACCCTAGCGCATGGACTGAAAACTATGCTGCCTATGAGGCCAATCGTCCAGAACTATGCCATAGAATTATTGAAACTATGGAATTTTATAGAACTCGACTGCCTAGCCTAAATAAACAGGTAGAATCATTAAAAGAACATTTCTTTAGTTGTAATAAACTATTAGAGATGTTAAAATAACTATAACGTGTCATCCACGACATAAACTCGGAGAATTATAATTGACAGATAAAAAAGAAACAGGCCTGGACGCAATGGCAGGCGATGGCGGATATAAAGAAGCATACTTAGGCGATCACATTCGCTTTAAGATGAAACGTGAAGGCAAACGTTTCTGGGCAGGCGACAACATTAGTGATTATCTGCACGAAGGTGATTTAGAAAAATTAATCGACGAAGCAACCCCAGCATTTGAACAAGTGTTAGATGCATTGTTAATTGATCGTGAAAATGATCCCAACTCAAAAGGCACAGCACGTAGGCTAGATATGAGGGTATGTTGGTTGTGCGTAGTGAGCTTCGTAGCATGTGCAGTCACCATCACCAGCCTGTGGCTGGCGTCGCGTATATCGGTATCATTGCCGCACAAAAACTCATTGGCTTGTCAAAGTACACAAGAATAGCACAATGGTGTGCTAGACGTGGTACTCTGCAAGAAGAATTGTGTAATGACATTGCTAGAGAAATTTCTAAAGCTACCGACTCAGAGAACGTGGCAGTCTACATTCAAGCCACACATGGATGCTGTGAGAATCGTGGAATTATGGCACACTCTAGTCTAACACAAACTACCGTGCTTCGTGGATCGTTTAAGGATGATCCACACACAAAGAAAGAGTTTTTTGATAACATTAAACTACAACAGGAGTTTGCCCCAAGATGAACCCAAGTCTAACAGCAGCCGTAATGGCTAATGAATTAATTAATCGTGCAAAAAATATGCAGGAATTCGTAGTTGAAAGAGATTACGATCTTATTCCTCCAGGTATTATTCGATTTAATATTCAACATACTGTTGGACAACTTGCTAGAATCTTTGTGCCTGCTCTCACACAAAACGAAGCAGAACGTATGGTAGATGATTGGTTTGGAGAAGGTGTAGAATGAAAGCATTTCTTAATTTTTTAGAACGCATTGGACGTAAACGTATTATTATGGATCGTGTTAATGACGAGCCTTATCTAGAAAGATATTATGTTTTCTTAAAAGACAGAACACGGTTTCCCTTTAATGTATTTTTACATAAATTCCTAAAAGGCGATCCAGATGATGTACATGATCATCCTTGGCCTTATGCAACATTAATTTTGAAAGGTGGATATTATGAATGGATTCCGGAATTTAACGCAGACGGTAGTAAATCAGGTGAAGTACGTAAATGGAGAGGACCCGGCCATTTTCGTATATGTAGCCCTAATTCTTATCATCGTGTTGAGCTTAAGCCTGGCATAACTGCATGGACATTATTCATGCCCGGTCCGCATAAACGTGATTGGGGATTTCTAGTAAACGACGAATGGATTCAACACGAGCAGTATCTTAAGGAGCGTCATGGAAAAACGTAAAGTAAGTTGGACAGAGTTTCAAGGTCTAGTAGCAAACATTTGTAGAGATATTTCTTTAAGTAATTGGCGTCCGGATTATATAGTAGGTATTACCCGAGGAGGTCTATTGCCCGCTGTTATGATCAGTCAGTATTTTAATGTTCCCTGCGAAACACTAAAAGTAAGTCTTAGAGATAACGGCGGAGAACATGCCACCGAAAGCAATCTATGGATGGCAGAGGATGCATTTGGATATGACCCAGATATTCCCACTCCTAATATCTTAATTGTCGACGACATTAACGATAGCGGTGCAACTATCAATTGGATTTTAAACGACTGGCAAAGTAGTTGCTTACCCGACGCCGAAAGATGGCTTGATGAAATATGGAATCAAAATGTAAGGTTTGCCACTATATTTGATAATCTTGCTAGTGAGTCTAAAGTTAAAATGGATTTTGTAGGTGAAGAAATTAACAAAGCAGAAAATCCTGTATGGATCGAATTTCCCTTTGAAGAATGGTGGACTAAGTGAAAAAAGAATATGTATTAGAAGAGGCCGAAGCTGCTGGTATTGCACCGTGGACAGATCTAGTTCGAGAAGACTTCCATGTTAAAGTCTTTAAAGATAAGTACCCTGTTACAGACGGACATCTACTATTTGTTCCACAGTATGCAGCAGACGGAGTTATTACCGACTGCTTTAATGATGCGCTTAGTGTTGGAAAAGATATGATTGAGAAAGGCGAGTGTGACGGATTCAATATTGGTCTTAATTGGGGCGAAGCAGCAGGTCAAACTGTAATGTATCCTCATATACATTTGATCCCACGAAGAAAAGGCGATATGGAAGACCCCAGAGGTGGTGTTAGGCATGTCATTCCAGAAAAAGGCAATTATAAAAAATGAGTAGGATATTGTGTCTAACTTAAGAACAATTACCGTTCCGTGGGACAACCAGCCAAACATTTGGTGGAATGAAACTTGCGCTACAATTTTAGAACACTTTGGATTACCCGGTCATAGATACACAACCGAGCTTAATGAGAATTTCATGTGCTTTCATTTTGAGAATGAACAAGATGCTTTTATGTGTAAAATATTAGTGAGTGATAGATTGTGATCAAATATGTTGTAGGATTTATAGTTGCCTGTGCTATTTGGATTATTGTACTTTCACAAGTAGAGATGCCAGAATATCGGATATATGATTGTGGGATGGCAGAATGGCATCCTGATATTCCTAACTCAGTCAAAGAAGAATGTCGTAAACGTAGACAAATAGATCAAAAGAGAAACAATGAAATCTCGGTTTAAAAAAACCTACATGGATGTGGCCGCAAGATTTGCAGAGCTTAGTCATGCTCGCAGATTACATGTGGGTGCGATTGTGGTCAAGGATGATAGAATCATTAGTATCGGTTATAATGGTATGCCGGCAGGTTGGGACAACAACTGCGAAGATAAAGAATATATGAGCGGAGATGCAGGTGGATGGTTGAATCCTGACGAAATTGAAGAACGCTGGCCATTTGAAGAGGAAGACTTTGATCCTGACATAGGATATGCTAGACGGTATGCTTTAAAAACCAAACCAGAGGTACTCCATGCTGAATCAAACGCTATTGCAAAATTAGCGAAGTCCAATGACAGTGGAGACGGCGCTGATATTTTTATCACTCATGCCCCCTGTATTGAATGCGCTAAACTTATATATCAGTCTGGCATTAGTCGTGTTTACTATGGTGAAAACTATAGAGATGATGCAGGGGTTGAATTCCTCAAAAAATCAGGAGTTGAAATTGAAAAGCTGGACACTTAACGTAGAAGAAGATCCCAAAACTGGAGATTACATATTATGCTTTCCTCCAGAACTGCTAGAACAAGCAGGATGGAAAGAAGGTGATAACATCACATGGATTGACCAAAAAGACGGTAGTTGGCTTTTGAAAAAGGTTGACACCAATAGTGAAAAGAGTGTATAATATATTATGAGCAAAATTAAAATCGCAGAGCTGTTTTACAGCATTCAAGGTGAAGGACGCTATATGGGTGTGCCTTCTGTTTTCTTACGTACATTTGGATGTAATTTTAAATGTCAAGGATTTGGCATGTTGAGAGGCGAGCTAAGTCAAGAAGCAAATGACATCGATCCAGCAAAATACAACGACTACAAAATGTTGCCGTTGGTTAGTACAGGATGTGATAGCTATGCTAGTTGGGATCCACGCTTTAAAGATCTAAGCCCAATGCTTACAAGTGAAGCTATTGTAGATCGTATTATGGAAATTATTCCACATAATACTTGGCAAGATGAGCATCTAGTTATTACAGGCGGTGAACCCTTGTTGGGGTGGCAACGTGCTTATCCTGACTTGTTGCGTCATCCTAAAATGGCTGGCTTAAAAGAAATTACATTTGAAACAAACGGTACTCAAAAACTAACAGAAGAGTTTAAAGAATATTTGTTAGAGTGGCAAATGCCTAACTTAGATTTTTATAGAGAAATTACATTTTCAGTAAGTGCTAAACTGCCGTGCAGTGGTGAGAAGTGGGAGGAAGCAATTCTTCCAGAAGTAGTTTGCGAATACGAACAAATTGGCACAGCATACTTGAAATTTGTTATTGCCACAGAACAAGACTTTGCAGATGCAGAGTGTGCTATTGCCGCTTATCGTAAAGCAGGATTTAAAGGACATGTCTACTTAATGCCAGTAGGCGGTGTTGAAAGTGTCTACGCATTAAACAATCGCACAGTGGCAGACTTAGCTATGAAGAATGGATTGCGATACAGTGACAGATTGCAGGTACCATTGTTTAAAAATGAGTGGGGAACATAATGAAACGATTTATAGAAAAATTATTTGGTATTGATAAACTCAAAGCAGAAACTGAAGCCGCAGTAAAGTTAGCTGAAGAATCAACAAAGATTGCTAAAGATGCTGTAGAGGCTGCAGAACGTGCTAAAACTTCTGAAGAACTTGCTAAATTAAACCCAAAAGATCGTGCAACTAAATTGAAAGAACCCTGGGTAGGTGTTCTTAACACTCATATCAATAAAGACAATGTACGCAATGGGTTTTTTGAGCTTGACTGGAATGAGCAATTTGTGTTAAAATTAAAGCAAGAAGGATACGGTTTCGACGGTGATAAAGACGAAGAAATTGTAGACCGTTGGTTTCGTGAACTCTGCGCTAATGTGGTAGTTGACGGAGATTTTGGAGGCGCTGTTAATACCGGCGTTATTGATATTAATTCTGTTAGAAAAAATAATCTATGACATATATTCTAGTTGATACTGCTAATACATTTTTCCGTGCTAGGCACGTTATCAACGGTGATGCTGATATTAAGTTAGGCATGGCTTTTCACATTACTCTTAATTCAATTAAGAAAGCATGGCAAGACTTTGGCGGTACACACGTGGTATTCTTTTTAGAAGGTCGCTCGTGGCGCAAAGATTACTATGCTCCGTATAAGCGACAACGTAGTGATGCTCGTGCCGCACATACAGAACGTGAAGCAGAAGAAGAACGTGTGTTTTGGGAAGCATTTGATACATTTAAAGATTTTGTGACTGAAAAGACTAACTGCTCAGTATTGCAACATCCTAGGCTTGAAGCAGATGATTTGATTGCAGGGTGGATTCAGAGTCATCCTAGCGATAATCATGTAATTATTTCAACCGACACAGATTTTGTACAACTTATTGCTCCAAACGTAAAACAATATAATGGCGTCACAGAAATCACGATCACGCACGAAGGCTACTTTGATAAAAAGAATAAGCCCGTCATTGATAAAAAGACTCAAGAAGTCAAAGCGGCTCCAGACCCGCAATGGCTACTCTTTGAGAAGTGTATGCGAGGCGATACCTCAGACAACGTCTTTTCTGCATATCCGGGAGTACGTGAAAAAGGCACAAAGAATAAGATTGGTCTCCGTGAAGCCTTTGGCGATCGAGACACAAAAGGGTTCAATTGGAACAATATGATGCTTCAGCGTTGGACCGACCATGAAGGTAAAGAACACAGAGTTAAAGAAGATTACGAGCGCAATCGGCAACTGATTGACCTAACTGCTCAACCAGATGATATTCGACAGATTATGACAGACACAATTACTGCCGCAACACAGGCAAATAAAAATGTCAGTCAGGTTGGAATTAGATTAATGAAATTTTGTAATCTTTATGATCTTAAGAAGATTGCAGATCAGGCACAGGCTTATGCTGAGCCACTTAATGCGAGGTACACACTATGACCGATTTACATGCTAAACCAATCATTGAAAATAAATTTTGGATCGTTGAGAAAGACGGTACAAAGTTTGCCACACTGAGAAAGAACGAAGACAATCGATTTGTTCTTAGCAACGAACTAGGAATTAAAATTTATGACAATAAAGAAAGTCTAACTCGACAGTTTGGTAAGAATTTCTTTGTTGCTAAAATTGTTAAAGAAGCTGATGGTGCCGAACCCAATGAAGTTCACGGCTATGCAACTAGCACAACTCCGCATAATGCAATGTTCGACATTAAAAGAAAATTGCCGTTATTTACAAAGAGCGGTGATAGTAAGAGTTTGTATTGTGCAGGGTTTTATGTAATTAAATTTGACAAAGGTTGGGTTAAAAGTTTTTGTCCCAAATTGATCACTTTGCAAAGATACTCATATCAAGGTCCTTTTAAAACTGAGTTTGAGATGCGGCAGGTATTGTCAAATGTCTCAAAATAATTTACCTACTAATTTACCTAGTGTAGAAAAACTGCTTACTAGAGTTGCAACAGCAGAACGCAGTCAACAGAAAGATATTAGACTATCTATACAAGAGGCACGTGATTTAACTGCTGAATTGGCTATTTTAACCAGTAAACTAGGGCGCACAGTTCAAGAGATACATCAAATGCTGGCAGAAATACGTGAATCTACTACTAGGATTGACGTTAAGTTCGACGGGGGCGGCTTCGGTTCTTGATAAATATATACGTGGTTAATTAGGAAACACGTATTAATGAGCAGACCGAAACCCAAAGTTATACTTGAACATGCAAACAAAGACACTTTTAAGATTGAACAAATACTTGAAAGTGATGCCATTTGGGCTGTGTTTTATAAAGAGTCTCCATTCAATTTAAAGAGTGGTAGTCTCGTTGCTAGCTATCCAGGTCCTAAATACAAGAAGGTCTCATTTAGTAATCCCGGCCATGCACACAACCTTGCAAAAAAACTTAATAGACTTTTTAAGACTAAAGACTTTGCAGTTTATAAACTAAGCCAAGGTGAAAAAATAGAGTAATATATGGACCGTAAGGATACCTATACTTCGGTATTCCTCAAAGCCGCAGGACAACCGCACGATGCTGCATATGCAAAAAAATTCCGTGCTGCTTGGTGGTTCAGTACAAGAGGCAAAGATGTTGGCGGCTTACGGATGACCGATCAATGTTTAGAATTTGTAGAGACACATTCTGAAATTAAAACCTACAAAATTGAACTTCCGAAAGACCTAACTATTGGGCCACAAGTGTTAGTTTGGCTCGATCAATATCTAGATTCTCCTTTTCATTTACAAAAAAGATATATTAGAGTATTATCTGAAAAAGCGGCATTTGAACTGTATCTGTTTGCAGGCGATGTTAGAAAAATGGGTGCAGCAAAAGCACTTAACAAAAGATTAAGCCAAGAATCCTCTAACTAAAAAATAATTCTATTAAATATCACTATGTTAAAACTTAATGCTCTTGACATCTTAGGCCACAGAGAAGTTAATTTTGTGGCTCCTCAATTTGCAAAAATTAAACTTGCAGACGGAGACCTGTTTGGTACTGAAGTTGAAACTTGGATCAAATCCAAACTAGCAGGAAGATACTATGTAAAGCGTCAGCCAACTATTTCTCAAGATGGGAAATTAAAGACTGCTACTTTTGTAGGATTTGAAGATCATAAAGAGCTAACTTATTTTATGTTAGCATGTCCACATATAAGGAGAAACACATGACTGAAGAAATTAAAGCACCAGAGGCGGCACCAGCCGCTCAACCAGAGACACAGGCAGCAGCACCCGATTTAAATATTAATGACCTAGCCGCATTAAGAAGTATTTTAGATGTAGCTAGTCAGCGTGGAGCGTTCAAAGCAGCCGAACTAGAAGCCGTTGGTAAGATTTATAACAAACTCAACACTTTCTTAGAGGCTGTTTCTAAAAAGGATCAGTGATGAAATCATTAAAACATGTAGGAAAGATGAAAAAAGCAGGTTCAAAAGTTCTTGTGGCTTTCAGAACATTACCAGGCGAATCTAATCAAGCATTAGTTATTCCTGTTGCCAGTTTACCAGACGAATATCATGACAATATCATGAAACTTGTCGAGACCAACGAAGCACAAGCTGCATTTGAACTAGGAGAAGTATTATTTACTAGATCGTTTGCTGACGGTAGACCAATGCTGCAAGCTCTAAGAGCAGACGGACGACTGGCTAAAGTGCCAACTGACGATGTTATTATGAGTCCGTCCCCAGGTAGTGAGATTCCGTTGCATCAACTTAATGGATTAATTGCTGAACAAAAGAATTGTGCTGTTGATGACCTATGCACATTTGTGGCAGGAGCTCCAAAAGATCAACCTGAAGAACTAGTCAAAGTTAAAGATCTTTCACCACAACAACCAGAGAAAGCAGTACCGCTTAAGGCATCATCTAACGAAGTACTAACGGATAAAGACATTGCCAAGAGCTATCGTAGTCAAGCAGATGCAATGTATAAAGAAGCTGCACGTCTACGTAAAGAAGCAGACGATTTAGATCCACCACAAAAGAAAGCGGCAAAGGCCAAAGAAGCTGAAAGTGCCTAAACCGTTATTCAAACCGCCTAAACATCTTATACAAGAGTGGCCGGAAGTTTTTGAAGACCTTTATATGAATACCATGCCAGTTCATTACCTAGAAACAATTAGGTTAGAATTTGGCAATGGTAGGATTTGGGAAATCAATATCAAAGAACAATTAGCTAGTAGTCATAGCGATATTGTTGCCAATCGGTTGGTAGAAACTTTTGCCGAATATAAAGAAGATATAAAAAAGATTGATTTTAAAATTGATGTCGATAGACTGAAGAAAGATATTCAAAATCAATCCAATGACTTTTTTAAATAAGACTGTTGAAACAAAAAGAATACTTTTTTAAGGGTTTCGAATCATCTAAAAAAAATTAATTGATGATATTAGTCTCACTCAATTTACGTGACTAAGTTATAATAAAATGAAAACAATTATCATATGAGTGAACACGAAAAATTTCAAAAAGTTATTCCAATCTTAAATGCTGTTAGTCCTAGCTTTTGTTTAGCCAAATGGTATCAATTAACATTGTATCTTCAAAATGGGTTTAATCACAGCTGCCATCATCCTTCCCCACATAAGATTCCGCTAGACGAATTAGAGCAAAATTACAAGGCTCTACATAATACTAATTATAAAAAAGAACAAATGCAAAAAATGCTCGACGGTGTTCGGCCGAGCGAGTGTGACTATTGTTGGACTGCTGAGGACAGCGGCCACATTAGTGATAGAAGTTATAAAAGTGCTACATCGTGGGCGTATCCTCACATTGGCGAGGTTGTTAAAAATAAAACAGCCGACGTAGAACCTACATACGTTGAAATTAGTTTTAGTAATGTTTGTAATTTTAAATGTGCTTACTGTAGCCCAGACCTTAGTAGCCAGTGGTATGACGAAATTGCCAAGCACGGGGAATATCCAACTAGTCAAAAGTATAACGGATTTGGATGGTTTAAAGAGGTAGGTAAAATGCCTATCAAACATAGTGACCCTAATCCTTATGTAGATGCTTTTTGGAAATGGTGGCCGGAACTATACCAAAAACTTGAAACGCTTAGACTTACAGGCGGCGAGCCGCTGTTAAGCAAAGACGTATGGCGTATGCTTGACGACATCGAAGCTAATCCTAAATCTGATTTAGTATTTGCTATTAATACCAATTTAGGCATTCCAGACGAACTAGTTGATCGAATGATCACTAAGCTCAATAGTATATCTAAAAATATTAAAGAAGTACAAATATTTACTAGCGGCGAAGCAGTAGGTGCTCCTGCTGAATATATTAGATACGGATTAGATTATTCAGCATGGACTAAAAACTTGGAAAAAGTTTTAGATAATACCAATAACATTGTTGCTGTAATGACCACTGTTAACTTAACTAGTATTACAACCTATTGTGATTTTATACGATACTTGCTAGACCTACGTAAGCATTATAACAAGAATGCTACATTTAACAAAGTTCAGTTTATGACTAACTTTTTACGGTATCCAGAATTCTTGTCATTGACTATTTTAGACCCTTCTAGTAAACAACAATTTACAAAAGACGTAACAGCATTGATTATAGAACGACCTGATTTATCAGAAAGTGAAATAGATCAGTTGCGTCGTATGCTTGACTATATGAACGGTACTGACAGCAAAGAATTACAATTAAGAAAAGACTTTGCAGCATTTATCACTGAATATGATATTAGACGAGGAACTGACTTTAATAAAATCTTTCCAGCACTTACAAAATTTTATCAATTATGCCAACAAACGTAAAACGCACAATAGAAATTATTAATGAAATAAGTCCTAGTTTTTGTGCCGCAAAATGGTATAACGCTACTATATGGTTAGGCAACGGAAGAACAGCTAGTTGTCATTTGCCGCCGGCGCATACAATACCTATAGCCGAGATCAGTCGTAATCCATCCGCACTACATAATACAACCTTTAAGAAAGATCGTCGATTAGAAATGCTAATTGGTAAGCGGTGTGACGAGTGCGCTTATTGCTGGACTGTTGAGGATAATGCGGCACCGGATGTATACAGTGATCGAGTTTATAAGACTAGGATTTACGAAGAAGATGAAATACTTCAACTAGCTAAATTAGATCCTGGATCAGATATTGATCCAAAAACTTTAGAAATTAGTTTTGATAATTTATGTAATTTAAGTTGTAGTTATTGTAACGCAGAGTTTAGTTCTACCTGGGCTAGCGATATTAAAGTTAACGGACCATATATTGAATTAAAGACAGCTGGCGGTGGAGCATTTCAAAATGCTGGAGAACATGCTTTGCCTTACGGAATTAAAAATGAAAACAATCCCTACATTGAAGCATTTTTTAAATGGTTTCATGCTAGCCTTAAAAACAATTTACAAGAACTAAGAATTACAGGCGGCGAACCTACCCGTAGTCCTTCATTTTGGAAACTGTTAGATGAATGTGAAGGTACAAATTTTGATTTTGCCGTTAACAGTAATCTAGTAATGGATCAGGTAAAACTACATCAACTAATCAATGCTAGTAAAAAGTTTAAGAAATTTGATCTGTATACTAGCGGCGAAGGATACGGTGCCCACGGCGAGTTTGTTCGTCATGGATTAGATTATACAGTATGGCGTAATAATTTAATACAGTTTGCCAAAGAAGGGAAATATAACATGATACATGTTATGATGACTATTAGTGCCCTAAGCATTTGGACCATAACAGAGTTTATGACAGACATGTTAGAACTACGTAAACAATTTGGCGGGCATCAGTTCCATATGAGTCTTAATCTAGTGCGTTTTCCTAGTTTTCAAAATTTAAATGTATTGCCAGATAATTTGAAACAAGCACAAGCAGACAAAATTGAAACTTGGCTAAGTAATGTTGTTGGGTTAAGTCCTGCTGAAAGTAATCAAATAGAGAGAATAGCTGTATATCTTCGAAACGTTGATCGCAGTCAAGAAGATACCGACAGCCAAACCAATAAGGTGCACGATTTAAAAAGTTTTACACAACAATATGCCGATAGAAAAAATATCGCATTAGCTAGTGTATTCCCAACAGAATTTATAGAATGGTTTAACACAATATGAGCGAAGATAAATTTTGTATAGTGCCGTGGATACATCTTAATACAGAACCTAACGGTCGTGTTAAGCCTTGTTGTGCGTATCTTGGGCAAGACTTTGGAAACTTAAAAGATACTACACTAGAAGAAATATGGAATAACGAACATACTAAATCTATGCGTAGAAGCTTTTTAGAAAATAAAATTCCAGAAGGATGCCTAACCTGTACTAAAAAAGAAGACAGCGGGGGTGTAAGCTATAGAATGGCGGTTACTGAAAGATTCAGCCATCATATCGAAAAAGCTAAAAGTAATACATTACCCGACGGTACCTACGAAACATTTGAAATAATTTTTTGGGATTTTAGATTTAGTAATATCTGTAACTTTAAATGTCGTATGTGCGGACATGGTAGTAGCAGTTCTTGGTTTGACGACTTCACTCCTGAGGAAAAGAAAACTAAGATAAAATTTCTTGATAGTTCATACTACGGAACTGATTTAATGAAATACGTTGATCAGTTTATTGATGATGTTGAAGAGATTTACTTTGCTGGCGGTGAACCATTACTTATGGCTGAACACTATCAGATATTAGATAAGTTAATTGCCAAAGAACGATATGATGTGTTTTTGCGTTACAACACCAACATGAGTACTATCAAGTATAAAGATTACGATCTAGTTGATATTTGGAAACGATTTAAAGATGTTAGAATTTTTGCAAGTATCGACGGCATTGATGAAAATGCAGAGTACAGTAGATCTGGAACCGATTGGCCTAGAGTGGAAGAAAACTTAGTCCGTTTATCGCAATCGAATGTTGGTTATGTAGTATCAACTACTATAAATATTCTCACTGTTTTTAATTTTACTAAATTAATTGATAAACTAATAGAATTAAAAATGTCAACTAGAAAAGTACTAGTAAGTCATGTTAACTGGCCGCAACATTATATGTCTTCAATACTACCTGAAGAGTTAAAAAATAAAGTAAGAATACAACTAGATGAACATTTAGAAAAAATAACTTCAATTGTAACTGAAGAAGAAAGTCGATGGCTAGCTAACTTATATAACGAAGTTAAATTTTATTTAAACTCAACAATTTCTCTAGAAAAAACATTAGAACTACAACAAAAATTTAAAAGAGATACTATAAAGTTAGACCGTATTAGAAAAGAAGATATAAGAACGGCTGTACCAGAATTAGCCGAATGGTTTGATACATTATGAGTGATAAATTTATTTGTGATTTTCCTTGGATACATCTGAGTGTGTTTCCACAAGGCAATTGTACAATTTGTTGTGTTGCCAAACATTCAGGTAAGGGCAACGGACATAGCTGGAACAGGGTTAGTGAAGATAAAACTAAAACTGTCACAGTTATGAATAGTAATATACCAGAGATTATTAACTGCGATAATTATAAAACTATTAGACTAGACATGTTAGCAGGCAAGGTACCGACTGCATGTGAGGGATGCCATCAAATTGAACAGGCTGGCGGAAAGAGTAAGCGCCAACAGGAAACCAATCGTAATTTAGATCACGCTGCACTAACCGCTGCCGACGGCTCTATTAAGACAGATCTTCGTCACATTGAATTACGATTAGGAAATTTTTGTAATTTAAAATGTCGAAGCTGTAATGCAGACTCTAGCACAAGTTGGATTCAAGATTACTATAAATTAAAAGATACAGTCAAATTAGCTAGTGGTTATCATTGGATTAAAAGTAATCCTGATTTTAGTTTTGATTGGGTAGACGATGAATCTTTTTACAACAGGTTAACAGAATTTGCTCCTAATCTAGAACAAATACATATAAGTGGCGGCGAACCATTTCTTGTACCTACTCACTTTAAACTACTAGAAAAATTAGTACGTGAAGGCAAAACTGATATTGCTATACATTATCACACAAATTTAAATTACAAATGGGATAAGATTACTCCAGCATTGGATCTATTGACTAAATTTAAAGAAGTACATATTAGTTTCAGCATCGATGATGTTGGAGAACGCAACACTTACATTAGAAGTTTAAGCGATTGGGATTTAACCATTAATAACTTAAAATTATTTTTAAATAATTACAAATTCATTTATCGTGTAACTCAAACTGTCAGCGTCTATAATTTTATGTATGTTGACGAATTAGAAAGATATTTGTCCAACAATAAAATACGCATTAGAGTAGGATTAAATCATGTTCAAAGCCCAGACTATCTATCGGCTAATATACTACCTAAACAAATGCGACAGGATAAAATTAATTCATTACACGGTATTATTGATCGACGCAATTGGGAAGATCTCTATGGCCATTACTACACTCCAGAAGCCAACGGACAGTGGGAATACTTTAAATATTTTACAGAAAAAATTGATACTGTGCGTAACGAAGATTTAAATAGTATTTTTCCAAAACTCAAATGAAATTTATTTTTTTAAAATCAGGCGACTATTTAGAATTAGAGCCTAACAATACACCCATAGCGTCTGTTTGGTTTGAAAGCATTTTTTCTAAAAAAATGAATATGAGTTATTTTGCTAGAGATACTTCGTTTATAACTCGTTCTAATGAGACTATTAATAATCTAAATGCTGCAATTGATATAGTTAATAAGTTTGCTGTAGAAAAAAATCTACCTCAAATCATGTTTAATAAAATTGTTGGTATTGATCAACAATGGCTCAATGCGTCACATAAAAAATGGGTATTGTACACTGACAGATTAAAAAATATAGTCAACGGAGACAATACGAAACAAAACTATCCCAGCTTTGTGAAATCCTGGCAAAATATTAATTTATACATTCATTCTTTAGAATATTACTATTCTGTTTATTTTACTAATACAAACGGAGCATATTTAGAAAATATTGATATTAAAATACAGCCGGAAGATTGCGAATACTCACAACACGATCTAATTTTAAGATTTGACGATTTAGGAAAACATCAGTATGACCAATGGATTACTGGAAGTTCAGTTGATGAAGAAACTAGCAATTACAAAACAATTTCGGCTAGGTTTGAATATGTATTTAATCCACAATTAAATAAAGGTATTCTTCCTAATCCAGCATATATAGAGTGGTGCAATCAAAATAATTTACAAGTTATGCCACCGTGGATTATTTTAGGAAACTTTAAAAAGAATAAATGGGAAATTAAACAACTCATGCATCAAAATTTATCTCGAGGATTAGAAGTAGGATTTGAATTATGAAAATTTATGTAAATGGGGATAGTTTTACTGCTGGCGACGGATTGTCTGATCCAGAAGTTTTTCCAGATTTGTATCCAGGGCATCATTCTTGCGACGTAGAATTTGACGTAGCATGGTGTAACAAAAGGCATGCAATGCTAGATAGAAATCTTGATTTACATAATCATTGGCAACTTAGTAATAAGAAATATGTGTGGGCTACATTATTAGGTGAACTAGTTGATACTATGCTAGTTAATGACACTGTTAATGTAGTTAATGGGGCCATTGGCGGATCATGTATGACGGGCATATCAACTAGAACTATTGCCTATCTTGAATCATTAAGAAGTCGAGCAGACTTGCCAGATTATGTTTTCATAGGCTTAACAAGCATTGGAAGATTAGGTTGGTATCACGAAGATACACAAGATATTGGGAAAATTTTTAATTGGGTTAAATCATCTATTCCGGGATTTCATTATCGAGGATATGAAAGTAAACATAAAAAATTGTTTGAAGCTATTTGGACAACACTCAGTGATGAAGAATTGCTTATTGATTATCTAAAAGAATGTTTACAAATTAAAAATTATGTTAAGCGGAGAATTGGAAGAGATCCTATTTTCTTAAACACCGTAGGTGAATTTTGGCAATACAAAGAAATAGTTAATAACTCTAAAAATCAATGGCTTCGAATGCTTTGGTTTGATTTATTAGAATTTGATAAGATCAATGATCGATGGTTCAATAAAGGAGCGTTCGAACAAATGACTGCGTGTGGGCACGTACTTCCGCCCGGTCATGCTGAATATGCTAGAGATTTAGCAAGAGAACATTTCGGATGGGGTAAAAGTCCGGATGATAGAGATGCCAATTAAGCATCTAGTATAGATTATTATTTTTCTACTAAGGGTTGCAATAAATTAAATTGATTTTGCAACCATTCAAAATCATTAATTTTTCTTAACTGGTTAGCATCGGCAATATTCAATAGCCCGTACTGTTTTCCAGCTCGAGCTCCTGCTATACTATATTCTCCATAAAGTTTATCAGATCCAACACTGCACCAAGTAATTAATCTATCTTCAGTTTCTTCTTGATATCCAGAATCAACAGGACGGCTGGCTAATTTTACACACTCTCTAAACGCAGATTTCCAAGTATTGAACGGATCTGTATTAAAAACTGTTAGATTACTAACTTCTTTTATAACTTTAAATTTTTTGCTAATTGCCATAGTCATGTCAACACTAGTCATTTCCATATTAATAGTTAAGTTTTTAGGCAATAATTTAACACCACCATAGCCGTATGTTAATCCGTTGATAGGATTTTTGCTTAACCAAACATGAACAATATCTGTATCGTGTTTAGGTAGTAGTAGGTCAAATTGAAAATCATCTTCTACTATTGCATCACCGTCTACTACCCAAAACATTGGAGTTGTTGCTAATTTTGCGGCTGCAATATGTGCTTGGTGAATACCTTTTACGCCGTGTACACGTTTAGCTCTTGGAAATCGATCAATTAAGTTAGCAAAATTTTCATCTGCATTAGGTTCGTTATAAGATATAAACACAATATCGTATAATTTTAATTTACTTGCCACAAGGTCATATTCTTTCTTTTCAATCAAATATCTATATTCAACTTCTCTTGCAGAAATAGGTCTTTTCTTCGATAATAACATTATACCGTTGTACTTAATTTCTTCAACATCAATATTTTTAAAGACGTGATTTATACTGAGCTCATACTTATTTTGGTATGGAAATTGAAGATCAAATTTAAAATCTGGTACAGGTTCAACTTCCGGAGGAATTGCCCAAAACATATCTGTATCAGCTGTGTTAAGAGCATGTTCGTAATCGCTAAACGTATCGATTACAAATTTGTCGTACGGTTTATATTTGCTGGCCACTAGATTGTGTTCTTTTTTATCTATAAAAAATCTATGTTCAATCTCTTTCTTAGATACTGGCTTATTTGTAGAAAATAACACAACACCGTTAACAAACGATTCCTGATCGTTAGAAATATTTTTAAACACATGATTTTCATTTCGATCATAGGAATTATGGTGACTAAAGTAAGTTTCAAAAATTTGATCATTAATTATTTCAATGTTTGGCCATACTACCCAAAACATTGTTAAAGGTGAATTTTTTAATGCAGATTGATATTCTGCATAATTGCTAATAATAAAAATAGGGTATTTTTTAGGTTTACTAGCTACTATATCGATTTCTTTTTTGTTAACATAAAATCTATGTTGAAATTCTTTTTCCGAGGGAACTGACTTTTTTGAAAACAATACAACACCGTCGTAGTTTTCACCATTTAACCACACATGAATATAATCTTGATCCCATGTAGAAACTTTGTAATCAAATTTAAAAGTATCAACAATGTTTAAATCATCCCATACAACCCAAAAGAATTTTGTAAATGCTTTCTTTTTAATGTCATCAAACGATTTTACATTATCAATTTTTTGAGAAGATGGAAATTTAGAACGAAATTGTTTCCAATTTTGTTCATCAATAATATTTTTACTTACATAAAAAATATCATAGACCATCAGTGGTCCTCATATATGTATTTGTTAATTTGATAGTTTCTTCGTACAAATCTAAAGTATATTTGCTCTGTTGACTATCTAGATAGGGATAATCAAAACCTAGTTCTAATTTAATTTTTTCACCTAATGATTTAATTTCTTCATCTAGACCATTACCGCCTAATTCTTCAAATGGGCGGCCATATTGATTCCAAATACCTTTAAGGATTTCAAAGTCTCGAACCTCTACATAATTCCAGTCGGTACAGTTTGCTAACCAAGTGCCTAATCTAGCACCATATATGGCATAAAGTCCATTTTCTTCATGAGCACCAACTGTTGACCACATACGTAATCTATGCAAATTGTGCCACCAAACACGTTCACTAATCTCTTGTGGTGCCACTTTAATTCCGTCAAGCAAGGTCATCTTAACGCCTTCACGAAATCCTGCTCTCCATGCTTGAAAAGGACTTCCGGTAATATCAGTATCACTATAACATTCTTTAAATTGACGATAACCATCTTCCCAACAAAAGTCTACTTGAGCACGATCACTTTCACTAGCTTCATGAGTTTTCATATTGAGAATAAAATCTCGTTTCCATATTTTAAGTCCGCCATTACCGTAAAGTAAGCCATTAAGTTTGTTTTTTCCTAACCAGCTATATACCTGTATCTTAGGATTACTTGTATCAATGTCTAGATTAAAGAATTTAGGATTAACTATATTATCAGCGTCAACCGTGATAACCCATTCAGTTTCACTTAACTCAGCTGCTGCCTTATGTGCAGCATCACTACCCTTCACTCCGTGAACTCGTTTAGCCCAAGGAAGTTTATTGCATAAATCAGCATAATGCTTATCTGCATTGGGCTCGTCATAACTTAAAAATACAATGTCAAGTTCTATTGTTTTCATATTGTTTCAAATATATATTTGTCAAAAATTCGTCTTGTGTAAACACTAAATCTATTTGGCAAATCTAATGTAAATAATTTTGTATTTTCTGTAATATCGCCTGCCCTAATGCTTAACATATGAAGGAGGACATTGGGGTCGTTGTAATCAGTTACTAAAAAAATCATTTCAGTTGCACCGTCCCAAATAATATTATTTGAGTATTTGTTGCTCATTGAAAATATTAATGTACTATTTTTTGTATCATGTGAAATTGTGATATCAGGATCTTGCATATTTGACCACTTTTTATCTATTATTCTATGCAAGATATCATCAATCTTTATTAGACTATGAGTGGAAAATTTGTTTAATTTAACTAATTTCTTAGTTGGTAGATCAACCCTATAAGAAAATAAATTTTCCGCACCTGTGGACACTGCTGTAGCAATTTCTTCATCAATTTTTATCTTATTTGTATTATCAAATACCGCATGAGAAGGATATATTCCAATTAAAGATCCGTCATCTTTAAATGTTGCATAGTATTCAACGGTTTGATTGACTGGTAATTTGATCCACTCGTCAAAATCCATTAGTTCTTGTTCCATGCAATCTCCTCTAACATACTAACTATTTCGTCATTAACTAGATCTTTTTCAACATAATGCACAATATTATGTTGCTGATAATTTCCTATTTTTAATTTTCCTTGGATATTAAAATAAAAACCAGCATGTTCAGTGACTTTATCAGCAGTCCATGACCAATTTTGAACCATAGGTTTCATATGAACAATGTTAGGAAACGCTAGATCATAACTTACAATATCACTTATATCTAAAATCTTTGCACTCAAGGCAAACGCTTCATCTGTTCCAACAACTTTTGGTTTATGTTTTGTAAGATATAAATTACTAAACTCCAAAGGATTTTTTATAATATATCTACCTAGATTAAAAAATTCTGTTGCAATTTCAGATCCCTGTTTAAAAAAAGTAAACATAGAATATAAATTAGGAAGACCGTTCTTTGTAAATGTTTTTCTATAAAAATCATTTGTAATTGTTTCGCCTCTATAGGTCAATGCCTTTGAGGGAATATATAATTCACAATTTTCAATAAAGTAATCAATCCAGTGACTATGATCTCTAAGGAAAATCATATCTGCATCAAGACATACTGTATTTTCAAAAGGAGATAATTGATCCATCCAACTACGACCATCCCAATACGTTTCCTTATCCCAAGCAATAACATGATCAAAGACCCAAGGGCTTTTTAAATTGTCAACTAGTTGAGGATTGTCAATTACTAAAGCAACGTTATCATATCCTGGCTTCTGAGTATTTTTAATACTTAATGCAAGAGCATAGGCTAATTTAAGATAGTCTATATCTTTATTTGAAGCAACTACAATTAAATAACCAAAGTTCATATTAACTCCAGTAATTTTTCTTTATTTCTAATAATACTTTGTTTGTTCATAATATGAACATCAGATCCTTGTGTAGTTGCAGCCCAGAAATCTCCGCAATTGAGTGGTTTTTCAATTAGAAATGTCAATCGATTTTCGATTACATCATGCAAAATATCTTTGTCAAACACCGTTAGAATAGGAGGAAGAGTGTAAATAAATTCTGTTTCAAACCCGTTCATGATATGTTTAGCAATGCTGAATGAAATATCATTTCGATATTGTCTTGGATCAAATCTAAATAGGTCGGCATAATATCTGTAATTGTCTTTAATATAATCAACTAATTTAAAAAAGAATCTGCTTTCTTCATTTTTAGTAAACATTACTGTGGTAGCCCAAAACATATGAATCCCAGTTTCACTTACACGTTGATCTAATATACCACTACGGTCACCCGTTATGTCATTCATAGAATGTCCTAACATTACGCTACTATCTGTGTTCCAGTACTCATTTAGTTTGTTAGAAAAAATTAGATAATCACTATCAATTAGCAAAGTTTGATCGTAAGGACTTAAATCCCAAACTGAAAATCTATTTGAATTTACAAAGGGAATTGTCTGGCTGTAGAAACCATCATGCAGTTTTCTTGTATTTTTTGTTCTAGGCTTTTCAATTTCAATAATCTTATCAAAAATAGACTCGGCTCTAGCATACATCCCTGATTCTTTTAACCAAGCAATAGTCCATTTGTCTGTTATTAAACTGACTGGTAATCCCAAATGTTTTTTTGCTAGTCCGCCAGAAATTATACCCATTACACCGTAATCTACTTCTGGGCCATTATGAGCAAAAATTAATACGCCTTTAGTCATATATTCAATAATTTTTCTACGGTCCTGCTAGATTTAATTTTTTCGTATTCTTCGTGATATTCGTAGGTGGCAGTAAAATACCTATCTAAAATTTCATCTCGAAATATTTGTAGGTCTGGAATTAAAATTGGATTTTCATTTTGATCAATTAGAGGAACATTTTCTGTTCTGTCTTGATCAATTAGCATTTGAACAAAAACTAATAGTGTTCTATCAATCTTAAATATACCGCCGGAGTGGCCGTAAGTCAATTTGCCCTCAATTTTTTCTTTAAGGGTTTTTCTTTGAATTGCTAGGGTTTGTCTATAATTTGAAAAATCTAAGGCAGCTTTTAGACGGTCGTCCATGGTATCTCCTATAAAACACGCACATTATTTATATGGCGTCTTATAGGGGATTAAAATTTATGAACCAGAGATTGCACTCAAAGAAGACGACGATGGGCCTACAGTGGTAAATGTACCACTTGGTTGTAAAAATCCAGAAGGACGAACCTGATCAACTGTTAGAGTAAGCGTACCGTCAACTAAATCTCCAGGAGGAATTGCCGGTGTTCCGCCTCCTGGTACTGGATCAGTGTATGCATCTAACCACGTTATTCTAAAATTAACAACATTGGCGGTTCCTAATGTATTGCTTGCAACATTACACGATGCTTCTAAACGCCATTTGTTATTAGAATATGCCGAGCTTCCTGAAATTTCAGCAAAAGTCTGAAAACCACTAGTTAAAGAAAAGAAATTAATTCCAGAGGGGCCGCCTACAAATGATTGAGCTCCTGCAGAACTTAATAAATTACTCCACGAAGTATTTTGTGCTTCACCGTTGCCGCCGGTTCTGGTGCTAGCAAATCGAATCTTTCCGCCTGCATTAAAGAAAAATCTTGCTTGTTCTGCTGTGGAAAATGTAACCGATGCTGTAGCACTAACTGATTGATACCACGATGAAGTAAATGATGTGCTGTTAATTGCTTCTGTTACAAACTGGCCAGTTCCTAAATTGAATCGATTGGTAACTGCGGTATTAGCAACAGTGTCATATTGAGAATTAGGATTGCTTGCACCAAATCTAATAACATCACCCACTGCCACTTGCACCAACGAAGCTGCTGATCCAGTTTGGTGTAGAATAGCATTGTAGATATCGTATCTAAGAGAATCCCATTGTGTTTTTGTTACAGTATTTCCAGCAGATACTAAAGAACTAAAAGTTGTTTGACCATAACCAAAATTACCGGATCCTGTACTCATGACGTTAATAATTTTAGTTCTGATTGAGTTGTAATCTGTTGCGGAAATGAAATCACCGATTGCCATAATTTATCCTTATAATACCAATGCTTCTATAACACCCGAATCAGACTGATGGTCTTCGAGGGCAATAGCAAAATAATCTGTGTCAGATTTATTAGCAGCTGATGCAGCACCGTACATATTTTGGGCCGGAACAAGTTTGTCACCTTTCTTAACTGTACCTTGTACTTTTACAGGTACTCGACCCTTCAATGCTATATATGTCCCGCCTTCTAAATCTTTGTTCATCATAAATCCAGGATTGGCAGATACTATGCCAATTGCTCTATCACCATATGTAGCGGCTGTAACTTCTTTTTCTCCACCAATTGCAACCACTGTTCCAACATCATATTGTTTATCTGCAAGGTATTTTTCTGCAAGGTCAGCATATTGTGCTGCGGTAGCAGTACCATCAAATGTATTTGCTAATAAATTACCAGAACTGTCTCTAGCTGCAATAGAGTTTGCAGTTTTAGTTGTTCTTGCAGATCGATAATTTGGATCAGTATCTACTGCTACGTCATCAATCTTTAATCTATCGGATTTATCAGTAACTCCAATAAATCTAGTTGCTGTTAAATTTCCTGCACCATCTCTAAGTGCAACTGAAGTTGCTACGGCACCTTGCTCGCCAACTAGACTGTTTAAACTTAAAGAATTGGTAGATGTTCCGGTAATATTTCCAATTACGTTTCCGGTAAGTGTACCGGTAAAACTACCAATAAATGTTTGAGTATCTGCATTAAATGATAAAACTTCATTGTTGGCTAGCAAATTACCTCTATGAATACCCAATGTATTACCTGTAAGATTGCCTAATACATTCCCAGTAAACAATGTAGAATAAACATTGGCCCATCTAGAAGTAGAAGATCCTAGATTAAAGAAATTAGTAGTTCCGGGAATCATTCCTGTTGAGGAGATAATTCCAACGTTTCTTAAATCGCTGTCACTTACTCGTATTCTTAGAGTTATTGTATTACCTAATCGATTTTCAATAACTGGTTCATCACCGTTTTCAACTCTAATACGCAGATCATTTTGATCGCCAATAGTAAGACCAGTGTCTTTAAAAGAAATTTCGTTGTCAAACGATACTTCACCTAGTCTAATATATTCTGAAGCTGGGTACCCACCTAGCCTTGCTGCATTACTTGCGGTACCCCAGAAATAATGATCTGTGGATGTAACTCCTGTTGTACCATTAGTGTTAACTAGATTAACACCTTTCTTAATTGTTGTGAATCCTGTAATAGGATTAATTGTACTGTTTAGTGTAAATGCATCTTTACTAACTATTGATATTACATCACCACCTGCTTGAAACTTTACAATGGTATGATTGTTGCCAATTGTATCTTTTACCACTTGAGAAACTACTGCACTTGCTCCTAGATCTGGAGGAGTTTCTGGACCAATTAATACAAACTCAGTTCCGTTCCAAGTATATAGTTGTCCTGCGCTGGTATCAAACCAAAAATCGCCTGACTGTAATCCGGAAGGTGCAGTTGGGCCTACTTCAGCTCCACTAGCTGTTCTAAATCGTGCGCCATCATAGAAACGTATTTTTTTATTGCCGCTATCATACCAAATTTGACCAACAACTGCCTTGGGTGGTGCTGAAGTATTTGCAAAATTTTCCATTAAATGCAAGAAATTTTCGTTCTGTACTTCGCCGTAGCCTGCGTAATTTTTTCCTACAAAACGCAGATCAGTGGTGGTATCAATGGTTCCATCGTCAACTGAGACTAGAAAAGTTCCATTAAATTTGTCTACTTGATATGCCATTGATATACTCCGTTCTAACTATTATTTATCGCTATAAAGCTATTTAAACTCTGCCTACTGCTACTTCGATAACTCCACTTACACCATCAAAATCAGCTAGAGCCTTGCCTATAATCGTACCTATTTGCGGGTTTGTTGCTTTACGGGCATAACCGCCACCGCCACTCATCAACATATCGCCCTTTTGTATTTTACCTCTTACTTTACAGGGTACACGACCTTGTAATGCAAGTGCAACTGTGTGTTTGCCTACACACTTGCTATTCATTAAATATGCAGGATCAGTGGAAACTACTCCAGCTAATCTAGCTGTACCGTCTTCTGCTAGTGTTACTTCAAATTCACCACCAAATTCTAGCACTGTTCCTGCTTCGTAATTTGCATCTGCTACATACTTTTCTGCAAGGTCAGCATATTGTGCTGTAGTTGCAATACCTTCAAAATAATTAGCATAGACTCTATTCCATTTAAAATTTGAGTGTCCTATGTTTTGAGGCGTTGCATTTAATGGCACTAGTGCTGGTTGTGCAGCGCCTCCTTCAGTCAAAGATTTATTACTATTCCATAGGGCTAGTGTCAGCGCATCTCCGGTACCAGCACCGCCTGTAGATAATATGAGTGAAGGAGTATTTGTGCTAACAAAACCTGCATTACTTAGAAGAGGGTTAGTAGCATCCGAATAACCAATTGTTACATTTTCAGTAAGACTAGGCCCAAAAGTTGCATAATTGCTTACTCGCAAAGTAAGAAGTGTTCCTACACTAATTAGATTAGAATACTTTATATCTACAGCTAACCTATCCCCTGTAAGAGTCTCTGCATTTGCAGGAACTGTGATATTTGCAGTACCATCAAATAGTACGCCATTAATTGTTCTTGCTGTTTCTAGTTTTGTGGTCGAAAATGCGTTGCCTGATAATGTAGCACCAACAAACTCGTTGGCTTCTACCCTAATAAATCTACTAGTTCCGGTAGTTGCTGTCACATTACCGCTGACATTCCCCACTAAATCAGCTGTAATAGTTCCTGCAGAAAAATCTCCTGCGCTGTCTCTAGCAACAATTTTACCAATAACGTTAGCAGAACTAGCATCTACCGACCACGTTGTTGCTGCCGATCCATTAAAATTTGCACCTGTTAAGTATGTGCCTCTTGTTAACGTGTTAGTTGTATTTGATCCAATTGTAATATCTGTTTGACCATCAAAAAAGACACCGTTAATTCGTCTACCTGGTTCTAATCTAGATGCACTAGAAGCATTACCAACTAACGGTCCAATTGCTGGTCTATTAGATGAAAAATTTGTACCTGCTTGTAGACTAGTAAATCCTGTAACTAAGTTGCTGTCGTCAATGGTAAATGGTTCGTCGGCACATATAACAAAAGTTGTGCCGTCTACTAAAATTTCTACTACTGCATGTTCTATGTTGGCATTGTCTAATATTGTTCTAGCTCTAATTCGAGTAGCGCCAAAACCTTCTACTGCTTCTGGTCCTATTAATTTCCAAAATCCCGAATCAAATATGAACAATTGATCAGTAGTATCTTTATACCAAAGAGCACCGTCAAATCCTTCGGGTTCTGTATTGCTGGTTGTTGCCGAGCCCACTGGGGTCCATGCTGTACCATTATAAACATTAAGTGATCCTAGCGATGTATTATACCATGCTTGACCTGTTATTGGCCGCGAAGGCGGATCTTCATTGGCAAAATTCTCTAGTAAGAATACAAAATTTTCATTTTGTACTTCACCATACCCAGTATAGTTTCTGCCAAGCAATCCTAGACTGGTTGAAGTATCTAGTGTGCCGTCTTCTAGCACTACTAATTGCCCGCCACTAAACTTGTTTATGATGTATGCCATTTATCGCTCCCCTACATATTTAACTATTAAGATACAAATATCCATGCGCCCGTTATAATCTGAAAAGTTTTAACTGTTCTAGACACTGCTAATCCAGGTGCTGCAATGGTTGCTGGTGTGAAACTAATGTTATTCAATCCAAACGCTGTTCCTGTTGGTGTAACAAATTCCGTCGATGATGTTGACAGCAACGGATTAATATCTAAGTTAGTGGTACCGTTAACCAAGAACGAACATAAAACTCTAGCTATTGTACCGTTGTTATATTCGACTACTGGTGCTATTTGCTCCAATAATGCGGCAATACCTGCATTAGAAATTCCGTCTGATATATCCATACTAAGCACAAGATTTCTAGATCTAACAGTATTATCAACGTAATTTTTAGTTGCTGCATCTGTACTTGTAGTAGGATCAGCAACACTTTTAATCCGCTTACTTCCTAAATTTAGGCCGCCTGTGCCGTTAATTGTTAGTGTTAGATCAGTATTAGATGCTGTAACTTCGATTGCAGCATCATTAAAATATAAACTATCAACTGTTAGCTGAGTTTGTGTACCGAAACTAGTAACGCCTGGAATACTGGTAATGCCAGCTCCTAACGAAGTTCCTGACAAAACTGTTACTCCGTCAATCTTAAATTCTTTTCCTGAAGCTAAATTAATGTGATCAGAGCTTGTCCACGCTTGACTAGCCAGTGCTGGAATAGCATCATTATAACCACCCGAAATAGCTTCTGAACTAGAAGCCTGTGCTGTCTGTCCAACATCGTGCCATAAAAACACATGGCTAGATGCCCCTTGTAAAACTAGGCCACCACCGGCGGCATTAGCATCAAAGGGAGTTACTCCTGTCTGTTTTGCCAGTACAATATTTTTATCTTCAACAGTCATTACACTAGTGTTAACTGTGACAACATCGCCGTTCACTGTAAGATTGCCTTGAATCGTTAAGTTTCCACCAATGTCTACTTCACTTGTAAGATATCCGTCATATATATTAACTGTTCTGGTATCGGCACTAATTGCAATTGCTTCTTCAGCAATAACATCTCGACGAACGTTAAAAACCATCTGCTTGTTAGATGCAATATTAGCAATAATTAAATTACCATCTTGTACTTGGAATTGTCCTTGGTTGGCATCACCTATAATCAAACCTAAATTTGAAGAAACAATAATCTGTCCGTTAATAATGTTTGACGTGTCATTTCGAACATATAAGCTAGCAAGTTGTCCTCCTAACTTTTCACTGTTAGTTGCAGTCACATTAAACTTTAGGCCAGCTAATGTACTTGCATTAAATCCAGGAATAATACTACCGCTAAATCCATCTATTGGAAGTTTTGGAGTAAATGCATCTTTTGAGAATATACCTATTAGAACTCCGTTGGTATACAAGTAGGTAATTACTCGACTTTGATTCAACGAGTCTAATATATTTGCCACACGTAATCCGCTAACCCCTTGACTAACAGAATAATCAGGGCCAAGCAAAATAGTGTTAGTACCATCAAAGAAATATAATTGTTTATCAGTATCATTAAACCATAAGTCGCCTACACCTAAATTAATAGGTTGTTGACTGGATATTGTTGCAGAGCTTACTGGTACAAACCCTGTTCCGTTATAAACTTTTAATTTTGATTCGTTAGCATCAAACCAAATTTGTCCTCTAATAGGACTAGATGGTTGCGATGTACTAGAAAAATTTTCTAAAATTTTAATAAAATTTTCGTTTATAGATTCGCCAAAGCCGCTATAATTTTTTCCAATAAGTGTAATATCTGTTGATAGCTCATCAACTTGGCCGTCTGCAACGGTAGCTAATATTGTTCCATCAGTTTTATTAAGTGTATATGCCATTTGTGTTTACCTTAGAATGCTGGTGGACCAGATCGAATAATATAATTTAATGTTAAAAACGGATTCATAACACTAAATTCTTGACCTAATGTTCCAGCAGTTTTAATGCCGCCTGATGTTGGAATATACTGACTTTGTCCAACAGTTGTAGGACCTTTATCTGATAACGATCCTGTATCGCTTGGAATTGCGGTATCAATTCGTGTGGCGTAATATTGTTGTCCCGTAGACCCTTTCATATTATGTTCATGATCAGGTAGATTTGAAACTGTTAAAATATTTGAACTTTGTCCGCCACCGTCGCCTAGGTTGTCAGGTGCTGTACCAGAAACCCTATCAACGTTTCCGCCTCCAGCGTCAACATATCCTCCTAAGGAATTAGGAACAGTTCCAGCATTATCCATGTTGTCTTTACCTAGAGGAAATCTGCCTCTTAGGTCAGGTATTCTAAATGTACCAATTCCAACTAAAGGAATAGCACCGTTATATGTAGTTCCTAACACATCAAATAAGTCACTGAATTTAGTTCTTTCAACTTCACTACCATCGCATAACAAATATCCGTAAGGTGCTTCTGCACCAGCATACGGCATAATTCCCCCAATGGGAACTCCTAGATCGGCAACAAACGTATCTCTAGTCTCTTTGATAAGACCCGATCCTGGTCTGTATACCAATACAGTGTCTGCTTTTATAGATATGTTTGGAAATGGCTCATCCTTACTGCTAATTAATCCCGAAGTAAGAGTTGTTGTAAAAGTTTTTGTGTTTCCGCCTACTTGTCCGTCAAACTGTAAATTTGGAGCTGTAACATCTCCTTCCATTTTAAAAGTTGTAACAAATTTCAAGTTAGTAGCAGTAGATGCATTTCCTACAATATTTCCTGTAAGAACACCTTCAATTGTTTCGGCTATTAGTGTTTTTGTTCTAACTGTGTTCCAACGTTTTAGCGGTGTTCCGCTGTCATAAAAATCAGTTGTAGAAGGCTGTAAATTGTCAACTTCACTAGTGCCAGTTACCTTGACTCCGTCACCTACTAATAAATTTTTACTAATTGCTGCGCCGCCTGCTGTTCTAAAAGTTCCATTACTAAAATTACTACTCGGCGTAGTATCAGTTAGAATTATTGCACCGTTTGTTTTAATGTTGCCGTCAACATGGAGTGCTTCTTCTGGAGATAGTATGTTAACACCTACTGTGTTTCCAATTACACGAAGCACTGTAGACGGTATACCATCTTTGTTAATCTGTAGATCGATACTACTACCAGAAGAAGAATTATAAATTTTAGAAGCTATTTCAGAAGTAGTCAAACTAAATGTACCGTCAACTCCTAATGTGATGCCTTGATTATTTCTAACATTGATTCCGTATTCAGTAGTATTGATAATATCAGATCTTAAAAATTTATTTGCAGGAATTTCAACGTCTGCAACTACTAAAGATTCTGCAGACGTTGCTGCTCCGTAAATTTTTGTAGGAAATCCGCCAAGCCCTACATCATTTTCTGTTATATTAAGACCCGATTTGATTGTGACAAATCCGGAAATAGATATTTTAGGTGTAAAGCTGTCTTTACTAAAGATGATAAGCGGAATGTCTTCAATGTAAAATATTAAAATAACTTTAGATACGTTGTCAGAATCAATAACTGCTTCAACAATAGGTCCGCTTCTAAGACCTGTAGAAAAATTAGGTCCTACTAAAATCCAACGTGTTCCTGAATATACATACAACTGTTGGTTAGTAGTATCTACCCACAGCTCGCCAACTTTACTTTGTTCAGTAGCTGGCTCAACTCCGCTTTTCTGAATATTACTTGCAGCTTTCCATGTAGTGCTATCCCATATCTGAAGTATCCCATCGGCAGTATTATACCACAACTGTCCTTCTACAGGATTTGCTGGTTGTGATTCTTTGGCAAAATTTTCTAACAATGCTAAAAAATTTTCAGCGATCGTTTGTCCGTATCCTGTAACATTTCGTCCTGGAAATGTTAAACTGGTATCAGTACTTGAAGTATTATCATAAACCGTTATGGGCAGTTTATTATCTTTATCGGTAAAATTAACAATATATGGCATCTGTTATACCTCTGTGAAGCTGGTCAAGCTCTGAATTCGAATTGTATAATCAATCTGTAGTAGTCTGTTCAATGACTTTTGCACAGGGTGAAAGATAACATGTGTTAATAGTTTTCCATTTCCATTAGGACTATAAGATTTCAATCCTAGCTCGTCAAATACAAAATTACCACTCATATCTTGACTGTTATCAAATGCTTCCTGTCCGTCAGGCTCGCCATAGTCTAAGATGCAACTGATTATTACATCGCTATAAGTTGCGCCACTAATATGCCTAATTTCCATTTTATTTCTAACAGGATCTACGTTTTCGGCAGCATTTTGATCTACTACTTTGCTAAATGTTTGATTGTAAAGACTGGTATTAATACCCACAGTGTTAGGTGTTAAGTAGGTAATAAGTCCTGTTGGATCAACGTTTGTGCCTCCATTGCCAAATACCATTTGATAAATTGTGCCCTGGCCTTGATTTGAGAGGCTATTAACCATGGCCACGCTCATGTTTTCGTAATGAATTGCATTCCGCTTGTCAATAAAAACTTCTCCGCTTTGCGGATCAAAGATTTTTATATGCCCTTCGAAGTGAAAACCACCAACTTCGTCTGGCATTTTATCAGGAACTGTTGATTTTTCTGGTGTATTTGACATATTAGTTTCTTCTTGGTTATTCATAATAGTGTATTTATTCGGGCAGCTCAGTGGTCTTTACAGCAATGAAACTAGCAATAGGTGTGTTGTTAGACAACAACGTAATGCCTTTACTGGCTGCAAATTCACTTTTCTCATACCAAATTTTTCCTAATTTTCTAATGATTGTTATTCGAGTTCCTGCAGGTACTGAGTCAGTTAATCGAATATATGCAGTTGTTCCGTTAACTGAAAATTCAGCTTCTTGCATAATATCAGCACCAGGGCTGCTAGCGCCGTTATCTTCTTGATAGGCATCTATAGGATTTTTACGTAGGCGCTTACCGCCCGCAAATACTTCTATTTCGTCGCAAGGACCAAAATTAGATGGTATCGATTCTCTGTACCAATTATTTCTTGTAGATTGGCGAGGAGTATAATCTAGTGGTCCAATCAATATTGTGCTACCGTCGCTGATAAAGTTGGCTTTCTCTTGATTTTCGGTATAAGGAAGAGTTTCGGTTGCACCAACATCGACTACAAAACTACCTGTTAGATGTAATTCGGCAATTCCTGTACCTAAACTTCCACGTCTTAATTGAGATAGAATATTTCCATTCTTTTCAAAATATTCAATTCTTTCATTATTAATAATAACAACTCCAGGAATTCGTCTACTAAAGATTGGAGTTGATAATTTATCAGCGTTTGAAACTTCTATAGATGTATCAAAATAATTTAGATCTTTAACTAATTTAACTTCAACATCTCTAGAATATCTCTTATAATGATAGTTGTTTAACATATCCTTAAATATTTCAAATGCCCTATTACTTGAATAAATTACGTTACTAAATTGTACAATTTTAATAGTGTCTGTAGATAACGACTCTTCAGTTAGATAAACAATAGAAGACCGCGATAGTCTATAATCTGCATCTTTAGTTAAACGAATTCCATTCTTATATACCCAAACATAATTAACATCTAGAGGATCCCTTGGCAGTTTGTATTGCAATTTACCGCCTTGGTATTCGTCTGAAATAATATTCATTGTAGAATATTGGCTAAACCATGTTATTTGAATATCATCGTTAACCTCTAGATCAACACTATTATCTAATATAATATTTCCATCAACAATCGAATATTTTGATCTAACATTAGTTTCAACTCTGATTATATCGCCTAATTCTAAATTTGAAGAAGGTATATTAATTAAATTGTTGTTTCCGTTATAGGTAAAGTCAATAACAAATTGTTGTTGAACATTATTAATGTATACTTTGACATTTCCAGAAGTAATAGTTCCAATTGTTTCTGCAGGATCAACACCCACTGATATATTGTTATTAGTACCGTCATATTCAATATAGGTAGTATCAACTCCTTGAAGATATGTACCATTAACGTTGACTATAATTGAGGCAGCTGCCGACGATTGTTCTAAATTAACAAAATTATCTAATGCTATGGTCCTAGTACTTCCATCATACGGAACTGTTTGTTGATTAATTCGAATAAAGGAAGAGTTAAACGAATCTGCACCTTCGACTGCACCAAAACAGATAATTTTTACAACTTGTCTAAATGCAGGAGTTAATCCGAACTGTATCATTGTTTTATTTTTAGTATCAATAAAATCTGAACTGTTGACAAAACCAACGTCTATAGCTACTCCGTCTACAGTCACTAAAACTATTGATGTTTGATCGTATGCAGCTTTGGTTAAAAATAAGTTAGTTTCACCGTCTGCTACAAATTCTTGATAATCTAGTAATCCTATACCGCCTATACCCACAGCAATAATTTCAATAACATCTCCCAACGCTGGTGCTAGATTAAATTCAATTTCATTTTCAACAAAATCTATGGTGTAATTTATAGTACTATCACCAATATATTCTTGTTTAACTTTATTAACATATACCATTACCGACGTTGCTTCAAAGATGGATAATCCTATTGTAAATCTAGTTCTGACACCATCTCCAATAATAACATTATTTTGTATTGGGGCTGCACCCGGATTGGTTTTATTAAATACCTTGATACTTAAACTATCAAGTACTTGGCCTGGAATATTCTCTTCGGGTGCCGGCACTTGATCTGGACTGATAAATTTTTCTCCGTCTATAACTATTTCTTCTGGAGTTAATCCAGCGGCAGTTACATATGCGCCATTAATGTTCGATAACGATCCGCCGCTAATTCTTGTATCTAATAAATTTACATCACTAATAACAACAGAACCGTCACTTTCTAATTTTCTAAAGATTAGTGTATCTCCAGAATTGGTACTTAAATATCGATGGACTTCAATTATATTTGTAGATCCATCTCCAACGAATGTTGGCATTTCGGCGTTGGGATTAGTTGCTACACTAGAATCCCAGCTAGGAGTATAATTAGGATCATCAATTCTAATCGGACGTTGATCTCCAACTCGTTTAATATAGATCGAAATAGGTTGGTTGTTTTCTGGTGTATAAGGTAAGACAACAAATGTTGTGCTACCATCTGCTACATAATAAAAATCATTACTAGATTCTACACTATCCCAACTGTCTGTGAACCATGGCAGAGCATCCCACCCGCCAGTAACATCAAAAGTTGTACCTTGCACCTGTACACCGCCAAAGTCAACTCCGGTCATTAATTGACCAAGATCATTACCTTTCATGCCGGCTGTTGGTTGATAAAATTTACGTATTCTATCTATGCTATTAAACAATTCAGTATTTTTTTCATAGTTAATTACAATTACGTCCCCTGCATTTGGATTTGTAAAAAATTTCAATTTACCCTTTAATAATTCATACGTATCTATTGTTGAAGTATATAGACTAATTTCATATTCATTGGTAATTACTAACTGATTGTTTTTAACTACTGTAATTTTTCCTTTATCTCTAGTTGGAGCATAATTTAGATCAAATATTGAACTATATCCCGTAGCAATAAAAGTTTGTGAATATTCAAAATCATTATAAGTACCAATTTTATTTGTTCTATCAAACTTCATTGTTAGATCAAAGGATCTAACAGGTGTGTCGCCAAGAACTGCTACAGCTCTAGCAATATTAATTGATGTTCCGTTGCCGCCTACTAATGATACTGTTGGAGTTTGTGTATAACCACTACCATTAGTAATAACTCTAATTCCAGACACTCGACCATTAGATATAAATGCTTGGGCCGTAGCACCAGTACCATTACCTGTAATTAATACTGTTGGCGGAGTGCGATAGTCAGCGCCTGCGTTAGCAACTTCAATTGCTACTATAGAATATCCATTGTTGTCAAACCACGACTTCCATGGATATTCACTGAATCTATTATAATATTGATTTACTGGTAATATTTTACCGTCTCTAACAGAATATGCAGGTGGTAGATCAAAATCAGATACCGCTGAATTAGAAGACTCAGTTTTAGTATATCGACTAGTGTATTCTCTAATGCTGGTTCTATAGGGTTTTACTTCTTCTATGTATTGTTGAAAACTTTCTAAATTATCGTTTTTATAGTTGGTCTTCTGTTCGAGATCGCCCACATTATGAATTGCATTTAAGAAACTTGTCTTGAATGCCCAATCAATATAAGTCTGTTCAGAGAACGCATATTTTACCGAAGAGAAGAATAAATTGTTCCATTCAACTCTTAGGTCATCAACAAATATATTTTCTTTTGCTGCTTGTAAAATAATTCGTAATTCTTTAGTTGGTTGTAAATCATACAATGCTGCATCATAAGAACCGACATTGTCATAACCAAGGCTGTTAATCAACCGATTATAAAGAGTATCGGTAATCCGTATTGTGCCATTTTGACGACCAACTAAATTATAATTTCCAAGCAGATTTCCGTCACCTTCTATTGTCTTTTCTAATATTACCCATCCGCCATTGCCATATTCTTTAACTCTGATTAGATCACCCACAGAAAGATCTAGAGTTGGTTCTTGGTATATATTAGTAATTTCTTTAATAATTCTAGAATTTATAGAATATCCTAATTTCCACCAATCGATAAATTCCCAATAAATGGTAGTATCGTATCCTTGAGATTTACTACGATAAAAAATCTTACGTTGTTGATCCCAAGCATATATACTCCAAAATCCGTTTAATGTAGAATCGTTTCGCACCAACACAGAGAACGGTCTAATTTTTACGATAGCTGTTGTATATTTTTTTCCTTTAGACGTTAATGTAATAGAATTTACTTTACCTTGTGCGTTTAAAGTAATGAATGCTTTTGCTCCAATTCCGTCGCCTTGAATTTCAATATAAGGAGCTGTTCGGTATCCAAACCCTGCATCTGAAATATCAATGGTATCAATTTCACCATTAATAATATTTGCGGTAAATTCTGCCTGACGAATTTTTACTGTTCCTACTTGTTCCAAATCAATATAGGTATCCACTGCTAAATCATATTGATTTAATACTTCACTAGGAATAGGATCAAATTTGTTAAGATTACTAAAATCAATCGTGTCAGCAAAAGGTCTAGTTATTAGTACAGAATTAATATTGTCAATTGCAATCTTTAATGCCTTATCTCTATTAACAAACATGCTTTGTCGAGGCCTAAAACTTAGTCCTTGTTGTTTCTTAACTGGCAATTTAGGATCAGGAACTGCATTTCCAGCTTCGTCTGATCCTACTAAACTGTCAATCCATTTCTTTTCTAAGTATTCAGAAGGCAGACTGTCGGCAACTCCGCTAGTTAATAATTGATACTCTCTATGAATTGGTGTTAATTGTTTTTTATTTTTAGTATATTCAACATTTATCAGTGCTGTATCTGTTCCAATAACTGCTGGGAAATTATAGGCTAAAAATTTGTCTGTTCCTAATATCCCTACAAACGGAATTCCAGACCCAATTGGGTTATTAATAAAATCTTCAATTGCTGATGCTGAAATTCGTCTATTTGGATTATTAGCAGGGAGCAGTGTCTTTGAAGAAACCCAATAGTAATACAATGTTCCAGTAGTTAATCCTGTGTTTGGATTGTACAAAATCTTAGTATTGTAAACTGTATCGTCAGCAAATTTTGGTTGGCCGGAAATACCTTCAACTAATCCTTCTACAGTATCGGCAAGCAAACTCCACTCCGATGGCAATAGTACAGATTCTACCCATTCGTAGATATCAATTGAAGAGCCTTCTACTTGAGAATTCCAGTTTCCTATTCTATAGGAAAAATCATCCTGCTCATAATTTATAAATTTAACTGTACTTAAATCCCACCAAATTTTTCCAACATTTTTTTCAAACCACGGTTGTGATTCATCAACTACTTGGTCGTCAGTACCCAACATGTATATTGCAGGATCGTAAATTGTTTTATAGGAAATTTCTTGTTCAGCAACTCCTAATATTTTAAGTTTAAAACCGTCAACAACATCAAGGTCTGTGATTTTTTTATTATTGACATTATCATATAATTCAATATTTTGCAACAAGTCAACATCTACTAAAGGTGTTTCTTGAGAAATTACATTGAAACTATTTGTTTCGGGTGATTTTTTAAACAGTCTAACCATACCAACTGCTACACCTTCTACTTGATAGGTAGGAGATCCTACAACAATTACAGAACTGGTACAATCGATAGAATAGCCAAACGACTCTCCAGAAACTAACTCAGCCTCTAATTTTTCAACTAAGAAATATCCCTGATCTTTTCTCTCATACACATAGACTTGTCCAGGAAATCCTCTAGAAGAAGAGAACGAGGTTCTTCTTCTATCAAATGTTGTACCATCGGTAAAATATGCATCAACAGCATATCCGGCATTTTTTGCTCCAATTACAATTCGTTCAGTTGCAGCACTGATAGAAACACTAGAACCAAAATACTCGTTTGTAAAATATTCGTAGCTTTGTAATTTTTGTTTTAGCCTAAATTGAGTAGCATCCCGTTTGAAAACATATGCTGCTCCTTGATTCTGTTTGTTAATGTCTGCTAAGGGACTACTTGTTACAATAGTTGTGCCCGATGCATCAATATCGATGGCAAATCCAAATTGGTCCCCCGATCCAATAATCCCAGAATTCGTAGTATCGTTTATATCGCTTAAAGAATCAGCGGTAATTGTCTGTGTTAGACTGTACAAATCATTTGAATTTCTTTCGTAGATGTAAATTTTACCCGTAGAAGGAGATGCACTATCTCCTACATTTAACCAAGGTAATCCATCATCTGGAAATTGTCCAAGACTTGTAATAGATGATGTTGTTGCGTCGGTTAATCTATGATAGCCGTTTTGATATTTTACAACATCACCTTCTTTATATTCTTGATAAACATTCCAGTCGCCTCGGTAATTGGCAAAATATTGACCGTCACTATTTGGTGCGCCAACAACTAATAAACGTCCGTCTCTACTCATAGTAAGAGAAAAACCAAACTGATCGCCTTCTTTAACTAATTCGGCTAACTGCGTTGAACTTAGTAATCCTTCTGCTAGGGTAGAACCGTCATCATCCATTGCAATATTTGTTGGCAACGAACATTGCGTAGAAATAGGATCTAATTTTTTCCAATCACTTGACTCTAAGGATAACGAACTGCCGTCGCCGGTGTTGTCGTATAATGCTTCCCATAAACTATCATTAGACCATACTATTGATCCAGCAGGATAAAATGCCAAGGGTGATGGTTGATACACTCCTAGGTACTTTGTATTTTCTAAATGTCTCCACTCTGTGCCGTTGTATTGATAAAGGTAAATTCTTCCTTTACCAGTATTTGGTCCTACTGCAGGATCACATAATGACCCTAGAGCAGATACTGCCATATAATATGTTGTTCCAGAAACACCAATAGTAATTGCTGAACCAAATTCTTCGTAGGCCGCTTGTCTTGGACTAACAAAACTGTAGGCAATTTCCCACTGTCCTTGACTGTATTTGTACAAGGATATCATTCCCTGGTCGGTGAATCCGTCGCCTCGGGCAGCAGGATTAGCGTTAACTATAGTTGCTGGCTTCCAATCGTCGCTGTTAAAGTTAATAGAACTACCGTCACCTAGATCAATGTTATCAATGGCTTCCCAAAGTTTTCCTTGATATAGCACAATCTCGCCTGCAAGATAACTTCTATATTGATACAATTCGCCTTGATATGCACTCTTTACTCCGCTGGCATTTGGAGATCCTACAGCTAACCACTTGTAATCCGGACTAACTGCTAATACTTTTCCAAACGATGTTCCAACCGCAGTTTCAAATCCATCGGGCGGTGGCACAATTTGTTTTAGGCCAATAACTTCACCAGAAGCCTTGGTTGTATAAATCATTACATAACCCGATCCCGGAATGCCTGTGGCAATTTGTTTTAGGTTATCAATATAGACTACCGATGTGCCAGTGCCCACAGGGGTTGTGATTCCGTATTCACTTAATTCGTAGGTAGTATACTGTTTGGTTTTTTCAATAACTTCCCATTTATCGGATTCATTTGCATCTACCCAAATCCTTGCTGAAAGAGATAACAATGAGGCCTGTTGCGGATCTAACTCTTGATAATTTGTTTTTCTTGCAACTGTAAAAATTCCAATAGTTGCCGATGTACTATCTTCAATCTCAGGTTCGTTGGTGCTAGTAGTAATTACTGTAATTGTTTTATTTGTAATTGCAGTAATTTTAAAAAAGCCTGTAAGATTAGCAATGTATTTTAAACCAACAATATCGCCGACTTTAAAATTGTGTAGTCGACTTAGTGTTAATTCTACATTAGAATCTATCTTTATTAAAGACTCTACTCGTAGTGCAACTTCTTGATTATATCGAAATACTGTCCAAGAATTATTATAAAACGTTATCCATATATGAGCATTTTCATAAACATCTGCAATGTTTAAATTTACAATATCGTCTATTGTTCTTACAACAAAATCAACATGATTTGTATTCACGTATCCTGCAGATCTAGTGACTCCGTCATAGTACGATGTGCGATTTAAATCTGTAGTAAACGGGGTAGGTGCGATTGTAAAATTTGAAGAATTAATTCTTAAATATTGATCTAGAACAACAGATGAATTTGTGCTGTAAGTTAATAGTATCGGTTGAGGATTTATTACAAGATTATCTTTTTTAATTTCAAATTCAAAATCATCTATCTGATTTGTTCCTCCAAATTCTCCAATTTTAAATGCCCATTCTTCTTTTAATACAACGCTGTCGTCTTGTGTTCTGCTAAGTTTGTCAAATACCTTAACGATAGCATTTGCAGTTCCTTTTTCTCTAATAAATCCTTGATATATTCTAAACTGACTAATTTCATCTTCTGCAATATTTTGCAAATATTCTCGTTGCTGATAACCAATTGCGTGCCTTGCAAGATCTCGTTGACTAGACCCAACGCCGTCGGTGTTCACTTCGTAATAGTCGCTAAACTGATTTATTTTATAATCAAAGTTAGGCACCAACGATTTACTAGGAGTAGAATCTAATTTTGACCAAAACGCATCTTGAAATTCTGCAGAACCCAACTGAGTTTTTTTGCTGGTCCAATTATAAGATTTATATGCAACAATATCGCCTAATTTATAATCTGTAAATGGTTGCCAAACATCAATATTAACATTGTCAAACAAGAATCCAGGACTGGTGTAATCACCGTCCCAGTCAACTGTGCGGAATCCACGACTCTTAATTCGTTCCTGACGATAACCAGTTGGCTTGTCATAGAGTATGTCGTTAAACACTGTTCGATCATCAAATACTACTACATGCTCTTTAAGTACGAAGTGCATTCTTAAAAAATATATTCCGTCTGTAGTATTTGTAGTAGATACTACGATTTCTTGAAAGTCTCTATTAACATTAATAAATCTAGGCTGTAGAGGATTTCCGTCATTTTTCAAAACTTGGTAATCATAGAAACTGTCTAAAATGTTATCAACTACACCGATATTAAATTTAATTTTTATGTAAGTTGCTGAAGGGCTAAGTGTAAGTAAAGAATTTTCAGCCCAATTGTGCTTAGACCAGAACATAAATTCTTTAGCAGAAGTATACCAATCAAATGATGTTGAAGAATTTCTATCATATCCGTCAAATATAAATCCAACAGATTTAAGATATTCTTGATAGCCTAACAAGAAATCAACTACCTGTTGTATACTGGTTAATATAGTACCATATGACAGAGTTTTAAGTTTTAATTTATTAAAATTTCTTCTTCTAAATGCTTCTACTGCACCATTTAACGGCAACGACGGTAGTTGTTTCCAAATATTTAAACCGTTTGTGCTTTCTAAAAATTCAGTTGAGCTCGTATGGCTACTAAGACATCTATAGAATTTATCTTTAAATCTGCAAATTACACCGTTGCCGTAGAATGTGTTTTCAGTCCAATCTAAGAAATTTTCACTTAGACCGCCAACCGAAATTAAAGGATCAGATTGAGAATCAGTTGGCTGGTAATAGTAAAACAACGGAGTCGAATTGTCGTATCCTGAAATTTTCCATCCGGTATTAACTTTTTCTAAAATAACTCCGCTATAGGATAAATTGAAAATTGGCGAACTAACGTTAAAAATAATGTCATAATTTTCTGGCGGAATAAAAACACTATTAGATGTAGATCTAGGATTTTTACTATCTAAAATATATTTTTGTTGTTGCTGATCAACAAAACCAGAAATTCTGTTAGATAATTTTACATTTATGTTTCCAACAATATCTTCTAAGGTAGCTGTTGACGCAGCGGTACTTTTTAAATAGTTTGTAATATAAACTACTAATCCTGAAACCGGAGTGTCTGTTGTATTCTCATAGACAAAATCATTAAAAGTAGAAAATAAATTAGTTTTTAAATTTATTGTCTGACCTAGCTTGTTAGTTGATATAAATGATTTATTAAAATTATCAGTAATAAATTCAAAAGGTTTTAATAGGGCAAGAGCAGAAATTATTGCAAACGGCCACTCTGAACTTGTTCTCCAGGCTGCTTCAACTGGCGCATCGTCCCCTATTTTGAATGCTCCTTGATTATTGATCAAAGAAAAATTACCGGCCAATCCCGAATCTAACGGACTTAACAATTTGCCATCGCCATCTACAGGAATGTGACTCATGATCGATGGACGCTTGTATCTATCTCTAGTACCTGCTCTTTCTCCTTGACGAATAATACCGTCTCTAAGATCTTCCCAAAGAATTAGGTTATTGCTTGTATACGGGGCAGGACCGTATTCAGTTTCCCACCATAATGGTTTTTCACTAAAGCCTAACATTTCCCAAGGATTTGTGTGTGGCCTGTATGTATCGTAAAACCAACTATAAACACCTTTCCAGTATCCTGGCAAGTTTTGAGTGCCTGTTGGATCTACCATATTACTATAGGTATATGTAAAACTATTTTCACTGTCGAAATATAAATTGTTTACATAATCAATATTTGTTCCAGAAATCCAATTTAAAAATTCTGAAGAAATAATTTTATCTAATGCTGGTTTTCCATAGAGTGCATTTCCATAATATCCGCCTAGAATATTATCGATGTTGATTATAGACTCGTTATATTCTTGTTTGATATTGTTGTAAATTCGAGTTTCTAATTCTAATAAAACGTCATCTCTAAAATCGCCGTAGGCAATTGTTATGCTTCCGTCGTGTCCTTGAATTACTTCTTTTGGGTCCACATACGTATCGTCAACAAATTTTCTGGGAGTATATTTTTTATATAATCCCAACTTAGTTGGAGTCGGTGGTATAAAATTAATAGCCGTTGAAGTATATTCTCTAATTTGAATTACGTCTCCTTCTGTTAAATTAATCATTAAATTAACAAATCCAAATGTAGAATTAAATTCATAATCTCGATTTACTAATAATTGCTGATTATTAAAGTAAACGTAAACTGCCCGTGAGCTTAGGCTTTTTAGATCAAATTTTTCTGAAAGAGCAAATGTTTTAATTCCTGTATCTTCAACAGTATAATTTATAGTAGTATGGGCACCACTACCTATCATGTCAGATCCAGCAAAGGGTCTGTTGATATCTTGAGTTCTACTAATCTCTTCTAGAATAGAGTCTACAAAATCATTTGCAGTTTGATCGTAATATATTTCATATGCTAGAGTAATAAAATTATTTTTAAAATCAGTGTATGATTTTTTTGCATACTGAATAGATTTTATAATATTATTTTCTTTATTACATAATAGTGCAATAGATAATGGAGATGGACTTGAGTGTTTTAAAAATCTTCTTGTTAACGTTTGATAACCGCTAATATCTCTTAGATTATTCAATCCTGGAAATATTCCGGTAAAGTCTTCTAATAGTTCTAATCCTGTGGCTAAATGATCAGATGCCTGTCCTAAAGTAAATGTTTTTATTTTTTCGTTTAGGGGATTTTTTTCTAATCCCAAAGGAATTTCGTAATAGCCTGTGTTGGGATCAATGTCAGCAAACAGTTTAATTGCTACCGTATCACCTACTGTAAATTGTTTGTCAAATACAAATGTACCTGCGGTTCTAGTAAAACCCGATCGAACATGTACTCCGTTAAGATAAACTAGTATTTTACGGATGTCCTTATCGTCCAACAAATTCCAATCAACCATAGTTGTGGTAATTTCGTTTGTAGATTCTGTAATATCTACGCTGTCAATTATTGGTTGGACATAATTAGAATCTAGTGTGTTCCATGCATTAATAAAACTTTCATCATTATTAAATTTCAAATATCCTGTTGAAATTTCTTTAGAGTAATTAATGTTGTCAAGTTTATAGTTAAATGAATCTGCATCAATATTAAAATTAAATTGTATATCACCCACATTATCTATATTGAGATAGCTAATGCTAAATCCTAATTCAATATCCGTTGGTCCTGAACCAATTTTATAACTTAGAATAGGAGTTCCTACGAACGAGCTAACCGGATACGTTTCAGCATCTCCAAAACTAACTTCGTTATCATCAAACATATCAAATAGCGGTTCTTGATTTGTTGCAGTTTTTAATTGACTCTGAACCCAATCAATTCCGTTAAAATGATACATTACTCCTTTATTCTTTATACCTCGACGTATTAATACTCCGTCTCCGGCCTGAGTATCAACATTAGATTCGCGAGTTAGGCTAATTTGTTTAACATTATTGTGAGTAATAAAATTTACAATGTAAATTTGATTGTTAGCTAGCGTGTCGGTATCGTTGGTTATTAACAGTCTTGCACCATTGAATAGATATTCACCGTCAACAATATAACCTGTACTGCCTTCAATAACTGAAAATACATCAGTTGTAAAATCATCAACATAGTCAACAGCAGCTTTGGCAATTGAGCCATGATTAAACAACTGCAAATTAGGTTTGAATTCAATAATTGGACGTTTTGCTCGAGTTGTTTCCGGAGCATCAAAATTAGAATTATTTAGAGTATGGGCATAATCTAAAACTGCTCGATGATACCAACGATTGTATCGGCTCCAAGGGTTTGAATCTAGGCTAGAACGATTAATAGTAATGTAATCTTTCTTTCCAGGATATGCGCTAGCATCGTCAAATGGCTGTGTATCAAAACCGCCATTATCAAATAATATCTCAGGGGCAGTGTCTGAGAAGGTAGTAGACACAATTAGGTCGGCAACATTAGTTAAAGATATTTTTTCTCCTACACCCTCAACTACCCATTTGTTGTTAGACGTATTACTACTATATTTTTCTGGAAAAACTTTTCCAATAAAATAAACAATCATGCCATTACTAAAAGCTACGTTGTTGCTACTGGTATAGGTTGCTTTACCTAAAATTTCATTTTCTACATCAATTTTAGTGTTTTCTTCTATATTAGTAATAATAATTCTACCAAATCTATTAGGATCTGTAAAACTTTGATAGTATAATACATCCGGAGCATTTAACGGAACTTCAAAAGTGATGGTTCCGTTTTCAATTCCTGAATTTGTTATACCCTTTGTATAATTTAATGCGGATGATGATACAGCGGTAAAATCAACAAATTCCCAGTCGTCGGTATTTTCATCAATGGTACTACCGTCGTTGCCGGTTATATTATTTTTTGCTTTCCATAATTTGCTATCAAAGACAACTAATTGTCCTTTAGAATATTGAAAATCAGGATTGTAAAGTAATGTGCCTGTATCAATTGTAGTTCTAAATAATAAAGGATTTCCCGGAACATTAACCTGAAACTTATATGTTTGTCCTCGATATAATGTTAAGGTTGGATTATTTGTTAGTCCGTCAGGAGTGAAGATATAAACGCTGCCCACACCGAGACCTACTCGATAGGTGCTAGTAATATTTTGAGCTTGGCCTAGAATCTTGATAGGGGGCGGTCCGTCTGGTGCCCAATAGTATTCTCTATAGTTTACAAACTTATCCCAATCTATAGGCGGTGACCAAGTATAATGTTCCTGAGCTGTAATTAGATCATCTCGCTCTTCACTATTATTAAAAAACTTTAATTGATTTTTAAAGTCTAGATAATCATAGAAATTTTTAATTTTGCCATCTGTTTCTACAACAACGCCGGGCTCTAATTGATACCGACTGCGCAAAGTTTGATCTGTGTCTAGATAGATCTCATTAGGTTTGTACGTTTTTCCGTATCTTTTGCCAATGTATCCTACTTTCTTTTCTAAGACACCCGGTTGAACCAACGGGTCTAGAGCTCCTGCAAGAAACTTTGAGTTTGCTTCAGTTTGAAAAATCTGAGGCAAGAGATCTAATGTCTTTCTTATAGGAAGTTGACTATCTGGAAAAAATTTATCTGCCATTTTTAATTTGTACTCGATATGATTTCATCAGAAGAAATTCTAAGTTCGGATGCTGAAAGAGAGGAAACGATTTCTATATCGTCCACTGTTGCTCCGCTGACAAAAATTTCATCTACTCTGCTTTGTATCTCAAATAAACTACCAAACGATTGTGTTAGCTGTCTTGGAAGAATAGCAATATTACTAATATTAGGAGAAACAGTATTAACAATATAAGTTATCAGTTCGCTAACATAAAATTTATCTCCAAAATCCCAATTATTAATATCAAAAAATTCATTTATTGAATTAATAATCCTAACTTTTAAATCGTTATCATTGATTAATCTGTTGGTATTTTTTACCACTTTAAATTTTGCCTGCAACTTTACGTCTGCCGTAGGCCCAAAAAGAACTTTATAAGTTACAGGATGATATATAATTTCGTCACTAATAGATTTTATCAAATCTAAATTAGAACCAAAACTTATTCTCAGACTATCACTATTTGGTGCTTCGGGTTCAGTTCCAACTCCTGCTAGATAATTTCTAAAAGCGGTATTATAACTTCTTGTTAATAGGTATACATCTATAATATTACTAGAACTTGGATCAATTCTTCGATCAACGTTGGCATTGTGTACGTACTGAAATTTCAATCCGGCACGACCAATATTTGCTTGATAGGTACTTTCTAATATCAATGTATTTGTTGTTCTATCTACTCGCTTTATAACATTTTCATCGCTGTTATAAAAATATATTAAATCTCCGTTATTATAATTGTTAACGTTTACTAGACTTTCTTTCTGAACAATAGTAATATGATTATCACTGTTATCTACATATTCTTTTATTGTATTTCCTGCAATATCTGTAGATTGTTTAAAAAACAAATAATTGAGAGCTAGATCAGTTCCCACAATCTGTTCAAATGCTTCAGGATTATCAATTACTCCGTCGTCATCGGTATCAGAAAACGCTATTTTTAGTTCGTTGGTACTTTGGTATCCGTCATCGTATTTTATCGTATCACTAATTTCAAAGATAATGTCTTGTTTTAACGGACCTAATAAATTACTATCAGGATTTATACTTAACACATTAACTTGATCTTTTATTACGTTGCCTGTTTTACTGTCATAAGTTTTTTGCGCTGAATCAAAATAAAATCTGTTTTCTTCAAGGCTTCCAAATATATAATCAAGTCCACGAATTCTTACAAAATATTCGTCTGCTTCTTTAATGAATGCAATAATCCAAGACGAATCTAAACTGCTGTTAGACGTGTCTCCCGATTTACCAAGATTAAAATTATCTAATAAATTTAAATTGGCAGAGGTAATTAACTTCCATGACGATTCAATTATAGAATACCTTAATCCAAAATTTAAATTTGAAAATAACAAATTTGTCATTTCTAATTCTAATCCCGCAGTTAAATTTGAAACAAATTTTGGAATAATTCTAGTTGCAATTGCACCTGTAGGAATCACATCACTGAACTGAACTGGACCTAATCCTGTACTCAATACACCTCTACCGGCATTAGTACCATCTCCAACTACTTTAATAATCTTAGTCCATAATAAATTAGTTTGTTCTGGATCAGAGGCGTTGGTATCTACTAGTTTGCCTCTTTTAAAAGATTTACCTTCTGGGGCTGTGAATTTAATCAATGCTTCAGAATTTGCATATTTTAATGTACTTGTGGTATATGTTCCCACTTTTAAAATTGTAGAATCTATACTATTGTAAAAATAACCTGTAGAACTATTAACGTCGGTAGTTAGTTGAGTCCATCTGTAATTAATATCTGTAAACAAAATTTTATCAAACTTAGTTAGATAAAAATTATAGATATCTGTTGCGGTAAAAATTGGTTCAATGCTATTTTTAATAAAATTAATAATATCAATTCTATTAGAATACTTAAAGGCCAGTGATCTTTCTATTTCATCTTTGTAGATAAGGCCGTCTGAAGCAAAAACATTAACATTTGAATATTTTCCGCTGGCATCAATTAGATCAAAGTTTCTGCTTATTCCGCTTGAAACTCGATTGATAGCTTTTACTTTTAATATATTTTGTGAGGAAGAAAGTGGTGCAAGATTATAATCTTCACCGGTAATCATTCTATTTTGTGTGTAATATTGTGCTGGTGCGTTTTGTCTAATTGATGCTACTGACTCTGAGGCCGACGACGAACTCACTGTATATTTTAAACTCAAAGTTATTGTTAGTGTATGTCTTACTCCAGACTTATTAATATAAGGAACAGCTATACTAATTCCTCGCATTTCGCTAGGCGCAATTTGATAAACTAGGCCATTGCTAATCCTGTAATAGACTCTAAATGCACCAGAGGGCAAATTTCCGTAAACACCATCGGAGAATGCTAGGTCAACTCTGTCATTTTCTTTAGTGATTACCGAATATATATTTCTAATGTTGGATTCAATACTGTTATAAGAAATATTGTTTCCTATCAAAGACGATACCTTAGTCCATTCATTTAACTGTGCGCCTAATGAGTTTAATGAGTACAGCCAAATATCGTCATTATTGATATTGTTACTATCGATGGCTATTAATTCGTTAGTTGTAGGTACATCTATTGAAAAATCTGCAAGTTCTAAACTGCCTTGTTTAAACATTAAGAAAAATCCAGTGTTTGAACTAGTGCCGCCTTTTCCATCATTCCTATATACAAATCCTAGTTGATTACCAGGTACTGGTGGTTCTTCATACAATTCTTCTTTGCCTTTGAACCCTGTACTAACTAATTCAAACGTCATACTTCTTCCAGCAACGATCTTTGTAAATGTAAAGATTGGCACATCGGTTGATGCTGTTCTAAATCTATATTGGTCTGTAGCAATGTCGTCAATTACAGATGTGCCTTGACTACGACCAAACACTGTATTATCAGCCATTGATGCATTTAATACAGTGATAAATTGTTCAGCCCAGTTAGAATTAGTAGGGTCATTCCACACAATAGTCTGTTGAGCAAGATTTTTTCCGTTGTTGTCTAGAACCGATTCGGTAGTGCTTACAGTATCAAACTTCAATAACCCTTTAGATGCGATATTTCTTTTGGCATTATAACTAAGCATTTTTGCAAGACGTAGAACACTTTCTTTGCGTTCGGCTAATTCAATAAAGTTTTCTCTACTGGCTAGGTCTATACGAAAAGCAAGACTTTGTCCTAAAAATGCAATTGCATCAATTAGTGCTAGATATTCAGAACTTTCAATGTAGTCGTTAAAATCTTCAGGATAGTTTTCACGGAAATAGGCAATAATAACTCTACGAAGATTTTCAAAGTCGTAGCTTTTGAAGTCAGCACTTTTGAAAGTCTGATAGATTCTAGTCCAATCTTCATTTAAGATTAAGTTATTTTGTCTAGAGGTTGTGGTCATATTTTTCTATCCTATCGTGTATTTAACTAAAAAATAAAGTGGTCAGTTTATAAGTTTATTTTCTCTATCGAAGTTAAAGGACATGCGTTCGTTGATGTTAAAAGGAATATATGTTATATCTGCTTCTATTCTAATTCCCATATCAGTGCTGTCAATTAACACTCCGTTGATAGCAATCCTAGGATCGTAGTTAATAATTTGTTCAACATCTTCTGTAATTAATTTTTTTACTTCTTCTGTGAATTGTTCAAATAACAAATCCCAAATAACTGTTCCAAAGTCTGGATTCATTAATTTCTCACCTTTACGAATATAAAAATGATTGATAATGTCCTGTTTTACTAAAGCAATATCGTTGAGTTTAAAAGATGATTTTGATTCTTGAGAACTAAATCCTTTATAGGTAAATGCAGAAGTATTGGCGTTTCCAGCACTAGCAGTCATCGACGCTACTGATTTTTTATTATATATTTTTGCCATTTTTATGTTTCCCTATCAGTGTTGGTTGGCGTTAATTGTTTTGGAGCTTGGTTTTCATGCAATGTCCACGGTTCGTGCATTGGTATCCGTTTCATTATACTTGTTGCAGTTCCTGTTTGATATCGTTTTTTATTGCCCCACTGTCCGCTAGAACTAGTTTTAGGATTAACGTGTGTTTTCAGTGGCGAGGCAGGTGCTGCTGCTACTGCTAGTCCGGAATTTAAATTAATATTACCGCCGTCAATATTGGTACCTGATGATTTAATGTTAGTTGCTCCGCCTGAAGATAACTTGGTACCCGATCCGGACACTAGATCAAATCCAGCTCCTACAGTAATTTTACCGTCAGCGGCAGCAATTATATTCACGCTTCCAACTGATTCTAATTGCATTTTTCCACCGGCAGCTTTTATGTTAACATTTCTACCTGCTTCAAAATTAATGTCTCTGTCGGCTCTAAAATTTAAATCGTTTTCAGTATGGATGGAGATGCTGTCTTCGGCATAGATGTCAATTTTACCGTTGCTGGTTAATTCTATCCATGTAGTACCTTTAGAATTTCCAATGTAGATCAAATCTTCACTATTGTGCATCAACAGTTGATGTCCAGTACGTGTTCGTATTCTAACATATTCGTTGTAAGGAATATCGACGTTGCCTTTTTCTTTCTTGCTAACATCAGCATATGACACAGGGCCTTCGCCTGCAGGCGTTTTTCTAATATATCGATCGTCGCCGTCATCCATTACTAGGGTAGTCCCACCTAGTCTACTTGCAGGTAATTGCACAGGACTTTTGCTTTGAGAGCTACCAATAAATTGTTTCTTAGCATTTGTGCTGCGGTCAAACGGTCCGGGGGTGCTGATACCAAACACTGAATTAGGAATCATACGTCTACTACTAGAAGTAGTAACTCCGCGGACATCATCTTCTAAGAGGCCCTGTTTAAGAAATCTATCAGCAATAGGATGTATGGCTTTTTTAATTTTTTCAGTATTGGTGCCTTTTTCAAGCGTGTTTGCTTTCCTGTTCATTTCCGCTACAGGTAACGGTTGTGTTGTATCGTATTTCTTTTTTTGTTCAGGCGTTGCTGCAAACTCAGATGCTCCGCTAATTGCCGGCATCATTTGATTCATAAATCTACTAGGAATACATCCTATAAAGTATCCTTCTGATACTTCACCATTGATAAAAGCCACTAAAACTGTAGTTCCTATTTCCACTGTAGGAAACCACATGCCATAGGCCTGTTGAGTATCGTGAAAATCAGTTAAATTAAGACCCATGTTTTCATAGGCAGTAATACCATAAAAAGGGCTAGCGTACTTTACCGGATATGATTGTCCAGTGTCTCCAATGTCATTTCCGTTTTCTCTAAGCAAGGTAACTTCTAATCCGCACATGAACGATGGATCTAAGTAGCTTACAACTTTAGCCAACAAAATGCCAACAGGTAATTTTTTGCCTCCTGGCCTTTCTGGTGAACGTTTTTCTTGTGCCATGTTATGTCCTTGTTAACTACTTGTTTTTATGTTTGTCATTATATTTTAATGCGGGCTAATGCTGCCGCACCTACATTATTACCAACAGTTGCTGATATGTTTTGTGCTTGTTCTTCGCTTTGACCAGAGGCACGTGCCTGTAGATAAGCTGATACTCTAGCTTCTTGTTGCTCGGCTCTAAGGTCAATGTTAATAGTTCTTCCTGTTCCGGCAGCGGCAGCTTCTTCTCCGGGAATGCCTACACCTGTTGCTGCACTTGTTGAATTACCGCCGGCGGCATTTGCTCTCATAGCTGCTCCTAGGTCTGCATCTTCTTGATCAGCTGCATTATCAAACACACTAGTTTTAGGTTTCTCTTCTTTTGTTGTATCGTACATAACACTGTTTTCTCCAGCAATCTTAACTTGACCTTCATAATCAATAGACTGAAAAGGTTGACGGGCTAAGTCTAATGTTTGTGTAAATACCCCTCCTGAGAATTTATTCTCTACGGATTTCACTTTATAGATACCACTAAACGGTGTAGGTTTGCCGCTGTTGGGAAAATTGTATAGGCCGCCTTTTCCGGTAGTTCCTAAGTTGGGCTCAACTGGATTACGCCATGTAATATAGATAAAAATTTCACTGCCTTCCCAATTCATTGCACCGTCTGCTTTTATTTGACTGTTAGGTCCATATTCTGCAAGATAATTCGAGTTAATTCCGCTGTCCGATAAAAAGTAAAGATCACCCAATATATCCATTTTTACATCTATCATATCCATAGATCTAGTAAACGATTGGTTAAAGTTATCGGCTACCATTTGCTCAACTGTCTTCTCTCCAGTAGCTGAAGCAAACGATAACAACGGATGCGGCTTCACTGGTGCTGAGCCATTTACAGAAGTCGCACTAGTAGGAGCATCGCCTTCTTTTATTTCTGCCTTAGAAGTTTTTTCATCATTGGTATTCTGTTGATCCTTGTTGGCAATTTTATCATTATTTTGTAAAGGTGTTGGAGAAATAGCTGTGAAAAACTGTCCATTAAATTGTAAATCAAATTTTAAAATATTGTTGTTCTGGCCTGTATACAAATAGTCATAGCGTTTAGCTATGATTTGTTGTAATTTTGCTTCACCAGCAGTAGCACTAGTTGAATTTGAAAACACTGCTGCACTGACTTTGAAGGGTACAACTCTATAGATGTATTTTTTTGCTCTTACATTACGCTTAGAATCAAAATCTAAAAGTTGAATTTGCACATCAATTCTGAACCAATCAACTTCGCCGTCTTTGATATTTTCTCCTTTAACCGCTTTAACACAATACTCCGAAGAAAGTAGCACTCGAACAATGGCTTCTGTAATTTTTGTACCTTGAGGAAAATTTACAGCTCTCTGTTTAGGATCAATAGTCATGTTGTCTCTTACTATATTTCCCTGCTCGTCAACTACATCCCCTGCCAATTTAAAATTATAATTACCGCCAGATGTTTCTGAAAATCCCATACTGGCTTTTCCTATGGCTCCAAATCCAAACGATTCGGCTTGTGATTCTCGTCTAGCAGTGTCAATCTTTTGAGTTTTTTGAGCCTTAGGGTCGGCCATGGCTTTTAACACTTCGGTAGAAGTTCCGCCATCTAAGCCAACCTTATCACTTTCGTTAAAAGGAAATACTACCTCGTAAAGGTCTGGATAAATTGCCTGCCCATCTGCTACTCTTTGTAATTGTATTTTATTAAGTTCACTGCATATACTCTGAGGTCCAGAAATCAACACCTCGCTAACTGTCATGCCTGTAGCATTCATGTCATTAGGAAACACATTAACAAGATCACTAAATCCAGTATGGTGCATGGGAGAAGCTTCTACGTTGTATCTGCTGCCTGCTTCGTCAACTTTAAATTCAATCTTAGTAATCTTAATTGTAAAATATTTTGTTAATTCATCTTTTCCTGCATACATAGACCCGTCATCTTTAGATCCCTTTATTTCAAGTTTAAGAAGGTATGGACAATCATTTAGATAGGTAGGGTATCCTGCATTTATAGCTGCCGCTTGTAGACTTTGTAGGAATAAACCTAGTGAATAAGGTTCGAATACTTCAAACTTAAATCCAGTGACGTTGGTATTTCCAGCATTAGCAGTACCGCCAAGAGACGTAGCCATTGTGACATTGTCAATATAATACTCCGGAGCTCCGTAGGCTGTGTTTACTCGTTGTTTATCCTGTCGTCCACCAGACGAAATTACAATATTCTGTAGTGCGGCAGGAGAACCCCTGTAGGTTCTAGGATCATTAAATTGATTTGGTGTTAAGCAGCACAAAGTCCATAGAGGAGTATACGATGCAAATTGTTCTAGCACATTATCATATGGCGGGCCGCCTGCTGGAGGTTTAATTGCTCCAAATGCTTTTAATAAAGGAGTTAATCCAGGATTAGAAACTACGTCAGCAATTTTAGACACATTAAATGTAGCTGCCGAGTCGCTGATAGACTTAGTGATATTCTTAACAGTGCCAATGGCTAGATTAGATGTTGATGCAATTTGAGATATTGCACTAGTAGCTTGACCGATTGCCTGTCCTATATTCCTAAAATCAGGCATATTAAATTCCAATAAATCTTTCTATATTTGATTTCTTTGGACAGTAAATTACTGTTCCGGGAGCAAAATCATATATTGGATCTTTGATTGTTTCCATATTACGTTGTACAAATACCCACCAAAGTTGAGCATTGCCGTATAGATCAAACGCTAATAAATCAGGTCTATGTTTGTATTGATTTTCAATGGTATATTGATAGTCGTCTGCTTCAGCAGGCACGGGTCGAATAGCCAACAGGTCTAGATACAAATTGTTCTGTGGAGTATTATAATAGGGAGATACTTTTTGATATTTGGCCATATTAGATGAATCCTTGACCTGCTACAATATTTCCGTTGGCATATTGTGTAAGATTAAATTGTCTCAATCGTGTTCGATTATAGATTGGAGAAACTGTCACAGATATTGTGCTCATTGCAGGCACCCATGTAGGTGCGCCACCTTTAGTGTATTTTATATAAGATACATCATCTTTAAAATCTACTGTAAAACTTTTTACTATAACCGGTACACCAGAAAACACCCTAGCACCATACCCTGATAGATTACAAATTATTGGAGGGTTTCCTTGATTAGGCCCTGTACCATAAAACATCCTAGTGGCTGTTTTTAAAAAAGTAGTGCCTTCAATCCAATAACCAGCATCTAATTCACTTTCAACAGAAAACTCTCCGGAGATAGTGATATCATCTATTTGACTGTTTTTGTAAGCATAGAACGGTTGTAGGTTATGCGTTGGATCTATTTGAGTATAGTTGGCTTTTGAGGATACAGTAATTGACGGAAGATAGGGCCAAACAAAACCGCCTGTAGCAGAAAGTCGACTGAATGCACTACCAAACAGACCAAAATTTGCATTTAATTTTACACGCCAGTCTTCTGCTGAACCAGTTTCTAATTTTACAAAGGCCCCTTCCTGACTAAATAATTCTGCACCGCTAGGCAGATTTTTTCCTCTTGCCATACTTAATAAATTATTAACCATGCCAGCTGCTGACGAAACTGAAGTAGCTAGTGAAGCAATGCCGCCAAGGCCACCACTGGATAATCCTAACTTGTTCAAACTTGCACCAATTGCTGCGCCAGCATTACTTATTGATCCTGCTGCGCCACCTAACTGGCCTGCAATACCACCTAATGCTCCAGTAGCGTTTGACGCTAGACTTTGTATAGTGCTGCTAACTCCACCTAAGGCACCTGTAATACCGCCAAGTGCGCCGGTAGCTTGTCCTAATGCTCCTTTAGCGTCATTCAAAAAAGTATTAGCCGACGCTGTCATGCCGTTTAAACCGCTGCCAATTTCGCCGCTTAAACGACCAACAGTTGAGTCTAGGTTAGATTTTAAAGCAGCAAAATTATCACTTTTTAGTGCGCCGCTGGCAGCATCTGCTGCTGCACTAACTTGAGACGACACGCTGGAAACTAATTTTGCCAAAGGGTTAATAGATAGTGACATTTTGAATGATTATTCCTTGTATACTCTATTTATTCTTGACAAAATATGCTATTATATTAACTACTGGAGAATTCTATAACAATGACAATAATGCCCACTCAACCTCCCAAGATCAAGTATCTTACTAATAAGGATTTACTAAAAGAAATTCATCTAAGTAAAAACACCTATTGTTCCTATACTGATCCTGCATATGGAGATTATGATCTAATAATTTCAAATTTATCTAAAATTAATATTAGGTCAATTGCCGATGCTAAACGTAGCAGAGCAATAAAAATAGGTAAAAAAAATCACGAAATTGCACAGTCAGGCGGAAAGAAAATTCCAGCTAAAGAATTTGAAGTTGACTACAAAACTATTAAAAAAACTGACGTTGTTTTTAGGGTTATGACCTTTGATCACATACCGTTGGCTCCTGGTCGCAAAAAGACTTTGAAAAATACCGCAGACAGTCACGACAAGGTGAACTTTCCTCCGTTCCAACATTGGAAGTTTGATGACAATAACAATCTTATATGTGTAGGTAAAAGTCATTGGAAGGGAGATTTAGACACTGGCTCATTTAACAAAGAACATGGTCAGATGACTAACAATCTAGCTCGTATGTTTTTAAAACTCTGCGAGCGATATGCCACAAGAGGAAACGTTCGCGGGTATACTTACAATGATGAAATGCGTGGGCAGGCTATTCTCCAGTTGACACAAATTGGTCTACAGTTTGACGAATCGAAATCAGATAATCCGTTTGCCTATTATACTGCCGCAGTGACTAACAGTTTTGTTAGAATTATCAATATTGAAAAACGCAATCAAAATATTCGAGATGACATTTTAGAAATAAACGGAATGAATCCAAGTTGGACTAGACAGAACGCTGCGGGCAAAGGTGGGGCTAGTTATGGTCCGGTTAGTACTACTCCGGTGGACGGCGGTGATTGGGATTGATCTCACCTTGTTTACCTGTTATAATAACTAAGGAGATCCTATGTCACTATTTAAAAAAGTAGCCTGTTTTACCGATATTCATTTTGGTCTAAAGTCTGGTAGTCGTACACATAATCAAGATTGTGAAGATTTTGTTTCTTGGTTCTGTGAGACTGCTAAAAAAGAAGGTTGTGAAACTGCAATCTTTCTAGGCGATTGGCATCATAATCGTAGTACTACCGATGTTAGTACTATGAACTATACTGTGTCCAACTTAGAAAAACTAAGTCAGTCGTTTGAAAAAGTCTATTTTATTCTAGGCAATCACGACTTGTTCTACAAGGACAAGCGTGAGATTAACTCTGTTGAATTTATGCGACTGTTTCCAAATGTAGTTCCTATTAAGGAAACGTTGACAGAAGGCGATGTCACTATTATGCCTTGGTTGGTAGCTGACGAGTGGAAAAACATTCCCAATATCAAAAGCAAGTATTTGTTTGGACATTTAGAATTGCCCAGCTTTTACATGAATGCTATGGTGCAAATGCCGGATCACGGACAAGTACAAAGTAGCCATTTTGTTAACCAAGAATATGTGTTTACTGGTCACTTTCACAAGCGTCAACACAATAGAAACATACATTATATTGGCAATGCGTTTCCGCACAATTATGCAGATGCAGGCGATGATGATCGAGGTATGATGATGTTAGAGTGGGGAGGTACGCCGGAGTTTAAAACATGGCCAGGGCAACCTGTATACAGAACATTTAAATTGAGTCAGATCATTGACAAACCCGACGACCTGCTGAAAGAAAAAATGCATTGCCGCGTCACAATCGATTTGCCAATTAGTTTTGAAGAAGCTAATTTTATTAAAGAAACATTTGTTCCTCAATACAATCTTCGAGAACTTATGTTAATACCAGAAAAGGTAGAAGTAGATGCACAATCTACTCCAATTGATATCAATTTTGAAAGTGTTGACACTATTGTTATGAATCAAATCAATGCCATCGACAGCGATGCATTTGACAAAGCTCTTCTATTAGACATTTATAATAACCTATGATAAAGATTAAAGATTTAACCGTTAGAAATTTTATGAGCGTTGGAGCTCAAACGCAGGCTATTACATTTGACAAAGGCCAGTTAACCCTTGTACTAGGTGAAAATCTAGATCTAGGTGGCGACGACAGCGGTGCTCGTAATGGTACTGGTAAAACTACAATCATCAATGGTCTCAGCTATGCTATCTACGGCAATGCTCTAACTAATATTAAAAAAGATAACCTTGTTAACAAAATTAACAACAAGGGTATGTTATGTACAGTTAGTTTTGAAAAAGACGGTGTTGATTATCACATTGAGAGAGGTCGTAAACCTAATGTCCTAAAGTTTAGTGTTAACGGACACGAACAATCTTCATTAGAAACTGATGAAGCTCAAGGCGATAGTAGAGAAACACAAAAGGCTATTGAAGAAGTTTTTGGTATGACTCACGATATGTTTAAACATCTTGTGGCTTTGAATACCTACACTGAACCTTTCTTGTCAATGAAGGCAGCTGACCAACGTGCTATTATCGAACAGTTGTTAGGTATTACACAATTAAGTGAAAAAGCCGAAGCATTAAAAGAACAAATTAAAAATAGCAAAGACTCTATTGCTACAGAAAATACAAAAATTGAAACAATTAAAGTGTCTAATGATCGAATTCAACAGAGTATTGAATCGTTAGAACGCAAACAACGGTTATGGGAAGAACAACACGAAACAGCTCTTGCCAATTTAACCAAAGCAATAGAAAAACTATTAGATATTAACATCGACGAAGAAATTGCCAATCAACGATCGTTAATTGAATGGACAAAAAGCAAAAAAGAACGAGATAGTCTAACTGCTTTGATTGCTAAACAAACTAGTACTCTAGAACGAGAGCAAAAAAATCTAGACAAGTTAGAGCGAGAGTTAACAACTCTAGCAGATCATAAATGTCATAGTTGTGGTCAAGACATTCACGATGTCAAACACGACGAGATGATGACTGCCAAAGTTAAACAGGTTGAAGAAAGTCAAGGACATTTAAAAACTCACAGCGAAGAACTAAGCGAACTCAACGAGGCGATTAGTTTAATTGGTGAACTAGGTGCGTGTCCAAGTGTAATTTACGACAATTTAGAGCAAGCACTAAATCATAAAAATACTCTTAGCGGATTAGAACGTGATCTAGAAGTAAAGGTCGCTGAAAATAATCCCTACATTGAACAGATTGACGAATTACGCAACACAGCGGTACAAGAAATTAATTTTGATAATGTAAACACATTGGTTAGGATTAAAGAACACCAAGAATTTTTACATAAACTGTTGACTAATAAAGATTCGTTTATTCGCAAGCGTATCATTGATCAAAACTTAGCCTATTTGAATCAAAGATTGACCTATTATCTCGATCGCATTGGACTTCCACATACAGTTGAATTTCAGAACGACCTTACTGTTATTATTACCCAGTTAGGTCAAGACTTAGACTTTGACAATCTGTCACGCGGTGAACGCAATCGATTGATATTATCGATGTCATGGGCATTCCGCGATGTATGGGAAAACCTATATCAAGCTATTAACCTACTATTCATTGACGAACTAGTAGACAGCGGTATGGATGCAAGTGGTGTTGAAAGTAGTATTGCTGTTCTTAAGAAGATGACTCGTGAACGCAACAAAAATGTGTTCTTGATTTCACATAGAGACGATTTAACCAGCCGTGTTAATCATGTTCTTAAGGTGATCAAAGAAAACGGATTTACTAGTTATTCAACAGATGTGGAGATTGTTGATTGACTACAGAAAGCCACGACAAAATGATTGCTGCTTTTCAGGAATATTTTAAGTGGCAGGAACGATTTGAATATAAAGGCTCAGACGAAGCAGGCATTAAGGCACGATATTGGCTAAGTGAAATACGCAACGAAGCAAGCACCCGCAGGGTAGAAATACAGGCAAAGCGTGAAGAACGCAAAAGATCCAGAAAAGGCATGATAGGAAGGCCCAAGACAATAACTAAGTGAATGTCATGGTATTATGAAAATCAGTTAATAGAAGAGCTACCCGAAACTTGCGTAGGATTCGTTTATCTTATTACTAATAATATTACTGGCAGGAAATACATAGGCAAAAAACTAGCCAAATTCTCAAAAACTAGCTACAAAACAGTAAAACTCAAAAACGGCAACAAGAAGAAAAAGAAGATACGTTCTAAAATAGACAGCGATTGGCGTGATTATTACGGGTCAAACGTTGAATTAAGCAAGGATGTGGAACAATTAGGCAAAGAAAATTTCCGTAGAGACATATTATTTTACTGTACATCCAAGGCGCAATGCTCTTACATAGAAGCTAGAGAACAATTTAATCACAAATTGTACAGTAGTATCCTTAACAGGACCACGATCGGATATGCCTACAGAACCGGTTTACTGTACAAGAAAGTATTATATCAAGGCTAAAAGATGGGAGAAAAACCCACGGTTGTTATGCAAGACTGCGTTTGTGTAGCAATCCGCCGTCATTAATAAGACGTGGCTCGAGGTACCGGATGACCGCCTCTGTAATTGCCATAACGCTGTATGTACTGTGCAACTCGCATAATGCTTCTTAGCCCGCAAGGGCTAAGTATGACTGAACAATCTGCATAATACTTAAATTGCTTCGCAATTATTATAATCAACAATGTTTAGAAGAAAGAAAATTCGTTGAGCGAAAGCGAAAACGAATGTGAGCTTCAGCTCACAATTACAATAAATAACATATTAATCTTTGAATACTTATGAGAATCAGCAATATATTATTTGAACAACATATGAATAATTCTAATAAAATTCTATTAGAATCGTGTCATGGCCTTGATCAAGAACAACGTACTGTTGTTGAAGGCATTTATCATGAATTACGGCCTTTAATTGAAGCTAGCCTTAGTCCTGATCAAATCAAATCTATATTTGGTGCCGTAGAAAAATCTGCAACTGACGCAGGCGGTAATAGAACCATGTTAGGCAAAGGGATCGATGTTGGTAAAAAAGCCAACGAGATTGTTGATAATATCGGTAAATGGCTACAGGATACAACTCCAGTTAAAGCCTTTGATCAAAAGTTTGATCAATTAAAGAATAAAATTAATACCAAGTTTCCGGACAGCAAAATACTAGATGGTATTTCTCAAATGGGGATATGGGCTAAAGAAAATCCTGGAAAAACAGCAGCGATTGTAGGTGTGCTTACTGCAATCGCTTCATTAGCAGGAGGCCCAGTTGGTGGCGCAATTGCTGGTCAAGTACTGCGAGGCGCTGTAGAATTACTCAAAGGTGAAAAACTTTCAACAGCTATTGGTAAAGGTATTAAAACTGCGGCCTACGGTTTTATTGCAGGTAAAACTTTTGAATTGCTAGGCGATGCGATCAAAGGCGGTGCGCAGGTTGTTAAGGACACTATGTTCCCTAATGCACTTCGTTTGAACATGAATCAGATCTTTGATGAAGTTGGCGGAGAATTGGGTACACGATGGGCTAATTTTGAAATTAAAGGTCTAGTAGGAACTCCAGAAGATATAAACACAGCTAAAAAATTGTTTAGCGAGGCGGGACAATATTGGAAAGCAGGCGACTATGAACAAAGTGCAGCCACTTGGAAGTCACTTGAAGGTATGATTGCTGATACATTTAATGATAAACAATACATAGCTCAAATAGCTTCTGATCAAGCTAGTAGAACTATGATCAGTCAAGCAGCACAGGCTGCTCAAGAAGCTACCAAATATCTCGGTGCTGCTGCACAAGGTGCGGTTGCCGGTGCGGGGGTCAAGGGCAGTCTAACTAAAAAAGAATCTATAGAACAACAAGTTCGTCCTTTAAGTGAAGGACAAGTATATCTAGTGTTCAAACGCATTACTGAATCGCAACTCAACGAAGGGCCAATGGATGTCATCAAAGGATTTGCTGGCAAAGCAATGGATAAAGCTCGCACAGTTGGTACCAATTTAACTACCAAGATCACCGCTGACAAATTAAATTCAGCTTGGCAAAAAGCTGGTGCACCTACTGACAGTGAAGAACTTAAAAAGTTTTTAACTAGTCAAGGAGTAGACACTACTGCCATTGACACTGTGTATAAATCTTTAAAAATATCTAGTGCAGGAACTCAGGATGCTGGTGCAACATTATACGCTCAAGTTAAAGCAGACTTAGCTAAACTAGATAAAAAAAGTAAACGACGCCTTACTGCGTATCTACAAAAACAATTAGGAACTTCATAAAATGAAAATTACAGAAATATTAGTAGAAAACAACCAATTAGACGAAGGTCCTATTCTAAATAAAATTGGAGCCGGCATCGGTAAAGTTGCAGGTACTGTTGCTAAAGGTGTTGGCGCAGTAGCAGGCGGCGTAGCAGGTCTAGGGTCTGCTGTTAAAAAAGGATTTCAGGCAGGTAAAGCCACAGTAGCAGGCGCAGGCGACGAACCAGCAGCAGACGCTGGAGCAGCTCCGGCAGACAATACAGCAACAGCTGGAACAACTCCTACAGCTAAAGCAGCTCCAAAAACTAAGACAACAACGGCAGCAGGTAGTGGAGCAGCTTCGGCACCTGCAACTTCAGCACCGGCAAGTAATACTACACCTGCAGCAAGTGGTGGAGCAGCTTCGGCACCGGCAGCAAGCGGAGCTCCGGCAAGTGAACCTGCACCCGCAGCAGGTGGTACCGCCTATGCTCAAGTTAAAGCAAATATTGACAAACTTGATAAGAAAGGCAAGCAAAGAATTTTAGCAACATTACAAAAAGAAGTAGGTGCTGCTCCTGCCGCTAAGCCAGCGGCTCCTGCTGCAAAACCGGCAGCAGGTGGCGCAGAAGCTCCAGCTGATAGTGGTGCAATGGCTAACATGGCAGGACAATTGGCAAAAGCAGGAGCATCTGCAAAGCCTAATACAATGGCCAATACTCCTACTAGCAAAACTAACAAAGCTAAACCAGGTAATCCAAATGCTGCGCCTGCTGCTTCAGCACCGACTCAACCTGCACCAGCAGCAACAACTGAGCCAGCAGCACCAGCAGCTGATGAACCAAACTACAACACACAAACTGGTGTAGCAAGCCCTGCACAGATGAAAAAGAATCGCGAAGCTGCCAAAGCAGAAGCACCATACGGATTCGATACTAAAACTGGTAAACCAAATCCTAAACCAGCTGCTGAACCTGGAGCAACCACAACTTCACCAAGCGGTGAAAAAGTTATTGCAAATCCTGTAGCCACTGTAGGACTCAAACGTGCGACCAATATTGGTGAGCCAACATTTGACAAAGAAACCGGTAAACCATTACCTGGACAAGCACTTAATGCTGTTCGTAAACAAGCAGAATACGGTTCGAATACATTAGGTAAAATTAGAAAAGGAATGAAAGCAAAGGCAGCAGCACCAGCTGCTCAAGAATCGATTGATGCTGACCGTAGAAATATTATGGGAACTTCAAAGCCAACTAAAGTTAGAGAGAAAGTTTCAGAAAGTTTCAGTTTGTTTAGAAAGCGTTAACAAACAAAAAGGACTCCTAGGAGTCCTTTTTTATTAGAAGAACGGTAATCCGCTTTTCTTAGTAGTTTCTAAATTGTCTTTGATAATTTCTCCAACAAGTGAACGTTCTTCGTAGCTGAGATTCATAGCCTCTTCATAACTCATACCTCTCATATACCAACATATTTTAAGTGCATCTTTCTTAATAGCCACAGCCTCTTTTTCCAACGACTTAACATATTCTAGGATCTCAGCCTGAGGCAGTGTTAAGATCCTTTGCCGAAAAAATTTGTTTGATCCATTGTTACTTCAACATTCCATTTATGATGACATTCTGTACATTCTACGTTCTGTGCTTTTAATGCCATCTGCTCTTTTAGAGTCAGCACTCGTTCATTAATAGAATTGAAAATATCGCTAGGAGCATTCTCTACAAACTCTTTAATTAATGCAGGATCTTCAACTTCACCTTCGGGAGTGATAATTTTTGTAATACAACCTGCAACAACGTCTACAGTAAGTTGAGTTAATTTAACAAAACTTTCTCCAAATTTTTCAATTTTTTCCTCATCAGGCATTGTTTCGTCGTTAACGATACTGAATATTTTTTGTTGTTCTAGACCTTTAATAGCAGCCTTACTAATTTCTTTGTAGCTGTACGGTCTAATATGCACGCTCAATGGAGGTACATTAACTTCGGTATTATAATCAGTTTGCGCAATTTCGTCAAGATACTGAACGAGGTTCATTGAAAACTCGTTAAAGTGTTTACATTCTGGACAGCTAGAATTAATATCCATTTGCTCGCCGTAAGTGGCAATTCGAATGGCAATAAGTACTGCATCTAAATCTAGACTAGGCATTAGCCACGGTTCTTTAATAGCAGGTACACAGCTCCGAATAACTTCCACAGTGGCCTGACCGTTCATTAGAGCATCAGGTGTTTTAAACATTAACTCATCTTTAGCAGTCATAGCATAGACTGGGTATTCGTCGATCTCGCTGCGATCTAATGAGCCTTCTGGATAGAAGCGTCCGTGACTGGGAAGTTTCATATACAACTTGGGTTGCCTAAAATAATTAGCAAGTGGATTGTGTTTTTTAACAGGTTGCGGCATTGTTTGATCTGGCATTTTTATCTCCGATAAATACTTTATCTAGTCGTATATTTATATGCGCAGTTTTCAAGGTCTAAACTAAATGGCAGAAGTTACTGGTGATTTTGGCGGACAGCCAATACAATTAAACAATGCAGCCACGGAGGCTACACTAAAGCAACTTCTTGCGGCCATGACTGTTATTGCCAATAATACTGGTAAAGATAAAGCTGCACAGGCAAAATCACAACAAGAACTTGAAAAAGAATTAAAGAAACTTGCGGCAGCAGCCAAAAAGCAACAGGCAGCGCAAGATAAACTTACTGAAGCTCAGAAAAAAAAGCTAGAAGCGGATAATAAACAACTTGAGATTGATAAAAAACTCAAGGAGGCAGATGAGGCAAAATTAAAAGCCCAACAAAAACAGCTCGATCAAATGAATTTTGTTGCGGGCAAACTGTCTCAGTTAGGATCAACGGTGTCTAGTTTGGCTACTGGTATGACTGGCATGTTGAGTTCTTTGGCAAATCTTGGAGATAGTCTAACTTCAACTGCTCAGGTGTTTACTCAAATACCAATTGTAGGAGGCGTACTAGGTTCTATGTTTGGTGCGGTAGCAGGAGCTGCTGAAAAAACCTATGAAGCATTTAAGAAATCTGCCAGTGTCGGTGCAAACTTTGGCGGCAGCATGACTGAGATGATGGATGCAGCAACTGGTGCTGGATTAACATTTGAACAGTTTAGTGGAATTCTTGCTAAGACTGGTAAAGACCTTGCATTGTTAGGTGGTGATAGTGAAGCAGGTGCAAGACGATTAGCAGCACTAGGTAAACAAATTAAAGGAACTCCATTAGCAGGAGATCTCAATCGACTAGGCTATTCAACTGAAGCTATTAACGAAGGTATGGCATCTTATGCAGCCCAGTTAGCCAAGACCGGAGCATTGCAAGGAATGAGCAATAGTCAATTGATAGCTCAGACCGGATCATACTTAAAAGATCTTGATGCACTGACAAAGTTAACAGGTCAAAGCAAAAAAGAATTAGAAGATCAGCGTAATGCTAGGATGAAAGATGCGCAGTTCCGTTTGATTGCTAGCAAGTTAGATGCCGAAAGCCAGAAAAATTTGCATTCCTTAATGGACTCTATACCAGCAGAGCATCAAGAAGGCATGAAAGAAATTATTGCCACAGGTACAGCTACATCCGAAGCAGGTAAAAAAGCATTGGCATTCTTGCCTCAAAGTGCTAGAAACATGATGCAGTTGAATCAGCAGATTCGTACCACAGGTAAAATGGGAGCAAATCAAGCACAACAACTTAATGCTGCCTATCAAAATGAAGTAAAGGCTTTTGTAAAATCGGGTGTTGCTGAAAATATGGCATTGCATGGTGATGAAGCTAGTAAAAGATTTTTTGTAGGAGCAGCCGATGCCGCAGCCAGAGAAAAAACTATGGGCCAGATCCAGGCCGAACAACAAAAGACCGCAGCCGAACGTGCAGCCAAAGAAAAAGAATTAAAAGACAAGCAGCTAGATCCAGCAAGCATGGAGGCATATAAAAATAAAATTGCAGAAACAAGCAATGAGTTTACTAAGTTTTTAGCTAACAGCGGATTGTTAGACATAATGATGGAATCATTTCGAACTCTAGTTGACGTTGTAGAACTTGTTGTAGTTCCAGCATTTCGTTATGTAGTAGATAACTTTGATAACATAGTAGTTGCAGGTGGCATATTGATTGGATCATTTTTGGCCTACAAGGGTATAATAGCACTAGCTACCTTAAAACAATCATTACAAACATTAGGTATAACACTGAGTCTAGCACCGTTAAAAGCTATGGCAGTAAATGCATTAAGTGCCGCAGGAAATTTACTCAAAATGGGCGTAGCATCCTTTATGGCGTTGGGACCTTTTGCAAAAATTGCTCTTGTGGTAGGAGCACTATATCTAGCATTTAAAGCATTATACAATTCGGGATGGGACTTAGGTACTATTTTTGAAGCAGTTGGCGATAAACTATACGATATATTTGTATTGGGATTCAAAGATTTAATGACATCTATACTGGCATTTTTAGGACCTAAATTTGGAGGTATTAGTAAGGATGAAGCAAAAGCTCGTCGTGAAAGTATCGCTGCAGAAAGAAAAGATTTAAAACAACGAGAACTAGTTAGAGATGCAAAACGTGCCGAAAATCGAACAGCTAGAGGTGTAGAAGAAGTTCAAACAGATGCAAAAACAGCAACTACTGAAGCAACAGAAGTTAAAGAAAAAGAAACAGTAGCTGGTAGGGCAGCGGCAAGAGCAAAAGAAAAAGAAGTTGAAGCAGCCAACAAAGTTGCTGCCGCTAAAGAAGCAGAAGTAGCAGCAGCTAAAGCTGCCGCTGCTGGACCTAGTGGCGTTCCTGGTATTGATCTGTCAAATCCTCAAAAAATGTTTGATAGTATGGTACGTAGGCAAAAAGGTGAAACTGCTGGAGCAACTAATCAACCTGGAGCATCGGCAGTTGGAGGTGGTGGGGCATCTTCATCTGCGATTGGTACAGGTTTAGGAGCTGTAGCAGAGAAATATGAATCGGGTGGTCGAGGCAGCGGAACTGTTGGATGGGATAAAGTAGGTGGTACTAGCTACGGTAAAAAACAAATTTCATCTAAAGCAGGAG